CTACCTCAGCATCCGATATTCCGACTTCGTCAGCTCGCGCTCTGTGACGTCGAACTCGCACAACCAACCGCTCCGCTCGATGCGCTGCGGACGGTCCTCATAGGCCTCGCGCACGAACAGGCCACCCAGCCCAAAGCTGCTTTCCGACATGAACTCGATATGGCAATCGATCAGCCGCTTCGCCGGGAAGGTCGATATCTGGTAATGGTGCAATTCTGCGCATGTGGTGTGCCGCTGCAACGCATTGGAGTGGCCGCCGGTTACCACGATCGTTCCTCGGTCGCAGGTCGCCTGGTGAAGCGAAGCACGCGGCACGCGAACGCCAGAGGTGTACATTTCCTTTAGGCGGAAGCCAACTGCGGTCTCAGGCGGTCGCAAGTCGCATAGCCAAGTCTGAGCCACGCCCCGAACATGGCCGTGTTTGTCCCGCAATTCTTCGATACCGCTCACCACCAGCTTCCAGCCTTTGAGCTGGACCAACGCCGGCAACTTCAGCTGCGCCAAGATGCGCTGCTCTCCCAGTGGCATCAGCCTGGCTACCCGGATCGGCCGGCGGTTTCCCTCTTCCGTAATCTCGACGACAACCAGTTCGAGCAGCGAAGCGCCCTCCACCACCGGTGCTGGCGCCGCCAACACCGCGCCGTCGTCCCTGCGCCGCGACACCCACGCTTTCATATTTCCCCGAATTCAAATACTGTACATGCATACAGTATAATCAGCCGACGAGAAAAGCGCTATTATTACAAAGCCAATATGCCTTGAAGGTCTGCCATGTGTGTCAACTTCCGCCCACCCGAACCTGAGATGCTCGAAGCTGTCATGGGCGTCATCATCAATCTCCACGACACTGGTTTCTGGCGCACTGAGACCTGGAAGGACTATGGCGCGCCGATCGTGCGACGTGGCGCCGATGGTGGCCGCGAGGCGCTGCTGGCCAGCTACGGAATGGTGCCGCGCAAGCGCATCCCGTCTGGTGTGAGGCCGTTCGACACCATGAACGCGCGTGCCGAGACGGTCGGCCAGCTACGTTCGTTTTCCGGCGCATGGAAACAGCAGCAGCTGTGCCTGGTGCCGATGACCGCGTTCTACGAGCCGAACTACGAGAGCGAGAAGCCGGTGCGCTGGGGCATCGGCATGGCAGACCAGTCGATGTTCGCCGTGGCCGGACTGTGGCGCCAATGGGACGGCGAGGCCGGGCCGGAGCATTCCTTCACGCAGCTAACGATCAACGCGGACGAGCATGCGCTGATGCGGCGCTTTCATAAGCCGGGCGACGAGAAGCGCGCGTTGGTGATCGTGCCGCAGGCCGAGTGGGACGATTGGCTGGAATGCACAGATCCGGAGTACGCCCGCAGCTTCTTGCGCCCCTACCCCGCCGAGCTTATGCGGACGTGGGAATTCCCGGTGCCGCCGCGCGCGAAGAAAGCTGAGCCGGACACACCGGCGCCAGATGCGCAGATGGGATTGCTATGAGCGAAGATTTGAACGACCGCCCGCCCGAGGGCAGCTTGGTCAGGATAAAGGGTGACCCGGATGGCCAGGTCATGTGGGTAACGTGTTCCGCGCTGGGCGAAGAGCACGATTGGGAGGGAGTCCGGAACGGGATTCTCTGCGAATGGACGGTGGATGGTGAGCCACAGACCGAGGTATTCAGGCCCGGCCAACTGGAAATGCTGGAGGCAGCGCCGGCCGTCAGCGACAGCCAGTAATAACCACCTCCAGCTTCCCTACATATTTACGGCAAAACAGTAGCTAGTCAGCTCGATAAACACTTCGCCATCGCCGGGTTCGAAAGGCAGCCTGTGGAACTGTTGTGCTGATTTCGACGCGAAGTCGCCGGCCTTCAGGAACGGCACCGGATCGGATGCTTCTAGCCACAATATTTTTTGTCTTTTTTATATGATATCCTCCATGAACATCCTTTCATTGGAGAAAACAATGATTAAAAATATTTTCGTCCTTCTTGCGCTTGCAGCGCCACTTGTTTTTAGCGGCTGCATGTCGAAGACACCAACCAACGCAGGCTTTGCGACCCGAATTGAACCTCGCGGCCACTGTGGTTGGACGAATGCGAATAGGGTTTATTACTTAGTCAACGGCGACAGGACGGCTGCATATAACGTCACAATAAAAACAGTAACCCGATTCGGTGCGCAGCAGAGCACAACAACAAATCAGTATGGAGTAGCGGCCGGCGGCGAAGTCATGCTTGGATGCGGGGATACCGGCGCTCCACCGCCAGTTTCCTACTTTGATCGTTCCATCGTAGGTGAAGTGCGACTCTAACGACTATTTCCCGACATCGCTTTCGGCGTTGCGGCTGGCCCGTGCGGTGTCGATTTAGGGTATTTCAGGGTATCACTTCGTAGTGCTGTAGCGCTCGGAAATGCAGCACTATCCCCGCGACTATCCCCGAAAGTGTCCCCGCGAGTACTAACTGGCTCAGCAGCTGATCTCCTGATGCTTTAAAATTGCACTATATCAACAAGGAGAGCCACTTGGTAAAGCATCCGATCTATGTGCCGCGACAAAATTATCGCGGCTCCAACGCGAAAAGGTTGGAGAAAGTACGGGCGGCCAACGCTGCGGCGCAAAAAATGGAGCAGGTCATCAACGAGCTCCTGTTGAAGCAAACCGAACCCATCCGCTCCTATTTATGGATGGAAATCTCCAAGGCCTCTGGCCTTCCATATGACACCGTTCGCGACCTGGGGTACGGGATTGATGGTGGCAGCAATGGCTTCACTGCGGTGCGTCACGACCTGACCTACGAGAAAGCGATGGCGATGATAGAAACGGGCGTCAGTTCGTAACTCGCTGGTCTGCTCACTAAAGGCAACCCGCGATAACCGCCTCCAGCTGCTCCTCGTACTTCCGGCCGACGGGCCAGTCCTTCGCGAACGCCAAGACCTTTTCGCCCTCCGACGCACTGAGGGTGAGTTTCTTCACCTCGAACTCCGGCCGTAGGGGCACAGCGGCGGCCTTCACGCAGGGCACCGGCACCGGCACGTCGATACGCTGGGTAATCGGCGCCGGCGTGCTGGAGCAGCCGGCCAGCAACGAGGCGACAGCTAAACCTGCCAATTTGGTCAAGTTGAGGTTCATCGCAACTTCTCCAGCAACTGGTTCACGTAGGGCATAGCGTCCTCGCAGCTGGTCGCCCGCGCGCCGGCGATCTGCTGCAGCGCCTGGTCGTAGCGCTGGCCAGCGGCAGAGGCCTGCTGCTGGGCGGCCGCGCCGCGCGCCGCGGCATCTTTCGAAGCCTCATACCAATGCTGGATCGTCCGGTTCTGGTCGACCACACCGGCGCGCAGCTGGGCACTGACACCCTTCTCCGCCTCCAGGTCGACCAGCGCCTTGTCGCGCGCGGCAGCAGCCGCCCACCACAGCGCGCCGCCGGCGCCGCCACCGACCAGCAAAACCGCCAGCAACACCAGGGTGGCCATTTTCCAAGCCTGGCCCGCCAGAACGCCGCCGGCGCCAGCCGCCACGTCGCCGAGTGCGCTCATGGCTTAGGCTCCGTCGCGGCCTTCGCCCACAGCGCAGCGCCGTGAGCCACCACCACAGCGCCCAGCGCGCCAGCGAGCTCCGTCAGGCTGATGACGGTGCCATGCCAGCCGTTCCACGCGGCGGCGGCCAGGACGGCGCCAGTCGCCACCACCCACGACACGCGGCCGATGTCGTAGGACTCACCATCGGCGCAGGTGACCAGATCCTTGATGAAGCTCATAGGGCCGCCCAGGCGGTGATGTACTTCGCTGGTCGGATCAGGAATACGTTGCGCACGTGCTCGCGGTTGATGTCGCACGCCGACCGGGTGCCGTACAGCGGCTCGCGCGACTTCAAACAGTGTAGTTCCACATTGCCGAACCACAGGCCAGGGTCGCATCCCTTCACGAGCGCGCATGCGCGACGCTCGCGCTGCACGCCGGCCGGGCCGCCGTTGTAGCCGGCGTCGCCGAACTCCAGGGCCGCCGGCGCCGCGCGGAACTGGCGCGCCGAATCGCGCGACATCAGCACCAGCGCGCGGAATTGAAGGTCAGGCCGCTGATAGACGGTCGACCACGTAAGCCCGCCCAGCTCGGCGCTGTACTGGTCGCGCAGGCCGGCCAGTGCGTCGAAACGCACGCTGCCGTCGGCGCGATAGGCGCGCGTGATCTGGCCGACGCCGGCGCCCTCCTCGCGCGCCGTCTTCAACTGCGCACCCGGGTTCCAGCAGCCGCGCGCGCGCAGCGTGATGCACGATTCCTCCTCAACCAGGCTGGCCAGCAGCGCCGGGCGCGGATGCTCCGGCCACAGGCGCTGCTGCTCGGCCTTCAGCACCGGCAGATACTTCACCGCGCCGGCAGGCAGGTCGGCCGCGTGCGCGCGCGGCGAAAACACGAGCATCAGCGCGGCCAGGATGATGGCCATGGCGATCAGCGCCAGGCCAGCGCCGGTGGCCTCCTCGCTGGCGCGCTCAAACAGCTTGCGCATGTTCGCCTCCGGGTAGTCCAGCAGCGCCTTGCGGGCCCAGTGCGACGCGGCCACCGCCCAGATGCCCTGCAAGATCGACAGGCCGCCCAGCGCCGTGGCCCAGCCGTGATCAGGATCCGATTCCAGCGAGGCCCAAGCGGCCAGCAGCGCGCCGCCGAACAGGAACACCGAGCGGTGGCGGGTGATCGTTTTCAGAATATTCATTTCATACCTTTCATAGAGCCGTAGGCCGCGATGCCCACGATTGCAAGGACGATGGCCTTCCAGACCACGCCCCATACGCCACGGCCAAGATCGCCGTAGAACCTTTCTGTGACCTTCGTCTCCAACCGATCGACAATGGCGTCGATATCAGCATCGGTAAGCTTTCGGTCTTCCTCTGGCATGTGTGGCCTTTCTTTGAGCAATAAAAAACCCGCCGGGGCGGGTGGTGGTGGCGCGTGAAAAATTGAATGCTCAGGACTGGCGGTCGATCAGATCGGCCGCGACGAACATGGCATCGATCTCGGCCTCGGTTTTGCCGAGCGCGGGAATCACCTGCGTGACCAGGTCATCGTCACGGCGCACGGTCAGCGCCGTCGCCCATTTGATGCGCGCCAGGTCGCCGGCCTCGCCCGGCATGTTGGCGATGATGCCCTCGACCAGTTCCAGCAGGCCGGCCGTGTAGAGTACGGTGCGCGCGGCCAGCATGGAGACTTGGCGCGGTGCCGGCGCGGCGGCCGGAGGAGTCGCATCCGGAGCGCCAGGAACCAGAGTTGCGGCGCCAACCACGGACTCGAAATAAACCACGCCGTCACAGATCCAGGCATCCCCCTCTTTGTGCGCCGCGATGAAGGGGCCGAAGATGCCGGCCGGGGTCTTGAGTGTCATCATGCTGCGGCCTCGATTCGTTTGATGGTGGTGCCGATCGTTGCGATGCTGGTGCTGACGCCTGTTAGTATCCAGCTCTCATTTGCTGCCGCCCCGTTGACGCCTGCAACCCAGTTCTCACCGAGAGTCGGGAGCGCCTGAATGCCGGTCGCATTGAAGCAGCCGTCATAGGAGCGCTGGCCACCAATCGCATATTGGTTGCTCCCAGCAGAGAGCAAAGAGAAGTGGCGAGAAGCTTTCCCGCTAGTGTCGTAGCGCGGCGTATTCACGTTCCATCGGGATTGAGTGCTCGCTCGCACCGGCGAAGCGGCCGAGCAGTCGACCTGCAATTGCGTCGCTGGGAAGGCCTCGGTAGCGCTGTAGATGGCAAACCGCGCGTTGTTCCCGGACGCACCCAGCGCCGCGATTTGTGGATTGCTGACATAAAATGTATCCATGGTCCCGGCCGAACCAGTGCCGGCCGTGTCAACGTGGATATTCCAGTAGACAGCGTTTGCGCCGTCGGTACTGATCACCGCTGTCTTCGTGCCGGAAATTACGACGTAGTCGAACTGCCCGCCCGCACCCACCACTGAAGCCGAATAAGCCTCGGTAGTACCAGTCAACTTAAAAATGATTGCATAAACATTGCCCGCGTTACACAGGACCACGATATTCCCATTCCCGTTTTGGAAGCATCGCAGGCCGCTGTAATTGACGCTCGCAACAGCGACACCGCTGACTGCCGGCGTCCCGACCACAAGATTGGCGCCAGACAGCGTGTATGGTGTGCATGTGACATAGTTCACACCGCTGCCATAGGTGAGCGCCACGACACGCAGCACGGAACCAGATGTGAACAGAACAGGCAGGGCGCCGCTACTGCCACCGCTGCTGACTGTAGCCTCATTGCCAAACACCACCGCCGTGCCGCTCACGGTGAGGGCACGAACATAGGTGACATTGGTGCTACCGTTGTACACGCCAAACGCAAAGCCCGCACCGACGGCGATCAAGTCTGTCAGACCATGAGCACCGCTGGTAGCGACTGGCGGCGTCGCCGTCAACGCAATCGAGGTTCCGCTTAGGGTCAGGACACTCCCGCCCACCTGGGAGCCACCAACTATCGAAACGACCAGTACCTTATCGGGAGCAATCAGAATCCCTGAAGTGCCTGCGATAGATCCACTTGCGCTTAGAAGTACAGGCGCGCCCCATTGCTGATTGCTGCTGTCATAAACCACCGCGTACAGAAGCCCAAACAAAAACAAAGTGCGGTTTGCATCCACGGTGATGCGCTTGATACCGTTGCCGTAGCCGCCGCTCATGGAGGGAATGTTCAACGACGCCGTAACGCCCAACTTCTGCAGATTGCTCGCCACCCAAACGCCGGCCACCGTCGCGTTGGACGCCAGGCCGATCACGCTGGAAGAACCAGGACGAATCCAGCCCAGCACCACGCCAGCCTTATTCCTCACGCCCATATCGTGCACGCCAGCATTGAAGGCGTGGAATGCGATGGCGCCCTGCGTGAGCGTGGTCGCGTCCGGCAGCGTGATGTAGAGGCCCGGCGTCGCCGGCGTGACGAAGATGGCGCCGCCCGATGTGACGATCAGGTCGACGCTGCCGGTGATCGACATGCCGCCCAAGCCCAGCGCGTACAGCTGCAGCACCCAGCTACCCGGATCGAGCGCAGGATCGATGGCGCTGGCGCCGCTGCCAATGTGGCGATACGAGAAGCGACTGGTCGGCGACCAGGTCACCACGCCGTCACCATATGTGCCGGCGGTCCACTTGACGGCCGTGGTCGATGCGGCGGCCGCGCTGGCGGCGCTGGCAGCATCGGCGGCCGCCTGCTGCGCCTGCAGCGCGCGAGCCTGCGCTTCCGTTGCATTATTGAAGACGTTTTGCCCCAGCGCGTTCATCTGGTCGCCAAACACGCCCTCCTGTTCCAGTCGAGCGTCCATCAGATCGTCGAAATTATCGGGGTCGTTCGTATTGGGTGCAGGGCCGAACGGTGTTGCTGGTACTGGCGCTTGAATAGCCATATTTACATCTCCTCTACTTGCAGGGTGGCGACGCCGAATTCGAACTCTTTCAGGTTCAAGCTGAACTCCTTGTGTGGGCCGAAAATGAAGAGCGGCTCGAAATAATCGAGGGTGAAGTCATCGAGGCCGGACCAGATCGCCGGCCGGCCGTTAAGCTGCTCGCGAACTTCCAGCAGCTGACTGGTAAGCTCTTTGTCAAACCAGATCGTCAGATCGACCTTGGGCACGGAGCGCTCGGGGTCGAGCTCAAGATTTCCGAAGTCATCGCGCTTGATGGTCGAGAAGTTGAGGTGGTCCGATGTGGCCTCGTACTGCGCAGCACCGAGATATACTGCGTTACCCACTACAATCCCGCCGACGCCACGCTGGCCAGTGGTCTTGCCCGCCGTCACCGTGATGGTCGCGTTACGGTATTGCGGAAGATTGAAAAACTGAACACTGGTTCGCATCGGGAATGTGCCAAAGCAATACTCCCGATAGGTGCGGCTTTTGCGCTTGCTCAACTGGACGGTGATGGTGTACTTGACCACGCCGCCCACTGAAACAGTAATCGTCACCCATCGGGCATCAAGGCCTATGACCGCGATGGACGAAACGCGCTGACCCGGCGATATCGACTGCACGATGTCCACCGGAGCCACCGCCTGGGTGTTGCGCAGCAGATCGAAAGACGCCCACTTGTTTGTGGAACGCCGCTTCAGCCACGCGGTGCCGGTCGCCAGCGGCTGGTCATGGTTGGCCGCCATTTGCGACTCGTACACGAGGTGGGCGACAGGATCAATCACCGTGTCGCCCAGTCCGTAGGTGGCGGTCGGATCGTAGACCGCGTAGGTATCACCGATGTTGAGCCACCAGTCGGGGCTGCTGGCGGGTGCGTGGCCGATGTTACCGGCCTGCTTCGAGCGCCAGACCGTGATCACGCCGCCCACTGTTCCCGTGCCGGCTGTCGCACCGGCCGCGTAGGTCGTGCCAAGCGCATGCATCGCCGGCGGCACCTCGACGATTGAGCTGTTCACCAGCATGCTTTCGGTGATGGCGATCGGAGGAATTACTCTCATGCTGTCGTTGCCTCCTCTTTCGTCGATGCATACACGCGGTCATTACGGATGACGCGCTTCCACAAGCCGGTTCCGGTCTCGCAGGCATTGGCCGTGCGGGCACCGGAATTCTCCAGGTTCGCTACCTGCTGGCGCAGTGCGCGAAGCTCGGCGACCAGGTCGGCATTGCTGCTGGTCGGGCTACTCAGGCGGGACATCAACTCCCGATTGTCGGCTGCGGGGATGATCCTCTCGCCCTCGTGCACCAGCGCTGGCATGTCGCCGGGGATGTAGTTCGTTCCAACGGCGAACGGGTGCAAACTCTTGTACTCGCTGCTCGACTTGATGGAGTTGTAGATCGCCTCCATGCTCGCCCCGCTGGCCGCTTGGGACTGCCAAAACGCCAAACCAGCGGCATCCGGCGCCCGGCCGAGCAGCAGCTGGTACGAAGCAGCAATGCCCGAGGTTGCACCCACGCCCGGATCAGCTTGAGCGGCCTTCACTGCAGAACCCAGCGCGGCCAGCGCCTGCGGCAGCGTCATCAGCGATGTGTAAATTCCATTCAGCAGGTCAGTCTGGTTCTTCATCTCCTCGAGCGTTTTATCGAGCGCGGCAAGGTCCTCTTTGTGGGCCGCGTCAAGCGCAGTCTTCTGCGCCTGCAGCGTCTTGAGGGTCAGCTGCTCGGCGGAAAGTTGCGAATCGGTCAGACCGGAAAGCGCGCCGATAGTATTTTTCGTGCGGTACAGGTCGCGCATGTAGTCGATGTACGAGGAGAACTGACCGGAGGCGTCTTTCGACACCGTCGACAGGGCATTCTTCAGTGAGTCGGCCTCTGGCAGTGGGCCGCCAGCCTTCGCGATCGCCAGCGCCGCCTCGATCTGCGCCTGCGCTGCTGCACGGTCAGCCTTCTCCTGGCCCGGCACCGCCATGGCATCCAGGGCCGAGTGCAGTTCCTGCGAGAGACTGGTGAGCTTTGTCACAGCGGCGGTTGCCGCGTCGATCCCGAGTTGCAGCACGTCGGAGGCAGCGGTGTAAGCCTCGTTGAGCTTGTCCTTCTCCTTGTTCACAACCGCCTGGAGTGCCGCATACGCATCGCTCACCGCGCCGAGGACGTTCTTCGTCGCAGCGGCAGCAGCCTGCGCGTTCCACAGCGCGATGGTGGCAGCCGCCAAAACGGGCGCCATGCCGGAGATAGCGTCTGCGTGCTGCTTCTCCAGGAGCGCGGCGGCCGCCGCCTTGTTGCCGGTGACGTCGTAAAGCTGCGCCTGCACGTCCAGGGCATCCTTGGCCGCCTGAGCAGCTTGCACCTGGTCGTACAGCGCCCGGTTGTGCGCGTCGATCGCGTTCCGCGCTTTCTCGGCCCGCTGCTCCTGCGTCATCGTCAGGTCATCGAGCTTATTCTGCAGATCGGTGTACTCGTCGGCGATCTCCTGCTGAGTTTTCGTCAAGTCGACTGTGGCAGCGTGGGTCTTGGCAAACGCATCAGCCAGCGCGAGCAGCGCCGCATATTGCTTGGCGCCGGCTTCGGTCGCCAGCGCGCCGGAGTCGGCCAAGCCCAGGACATAGTCCTTGAACTTATCACGGGTGTCCAGGCTCTGCAGGCCCATGGCCGCCAGCTGGTCGGTGACGTATTTTTGCACCGGCGCCAGCTGCTCGGCCTTCGACAGGAAGTTCGACGTGAACGAATTCGTTTGGCTGGCCAACTGGTCGATGCCGCCGGCCAGCTCGATCAGGCGCTCGCGCGCCGCGATACTGGCCATGCCCGTAGCGCCGAACGTCGTGCTGCTGGCGGCCAGGATCGAATCAAGCTTCGCGTAGTCGCCCGCGATGCGCATCACCGTCTCAGCGTAGCCCTCACCCACCTGGCGGAACTGGTCCAGTTGCGGGAAGGCCGCCTCCGCGATTTCATCCATCGACTTCGAGATGACGGAGTTCAGCGCATCGGTCAACGCCGTGCCGGTGAGGCCTTTCAGGGAAACCTTGGTGCTTTCCAGCGTCAGGTCGTCCAGCACCTTGGTTACGTCGGCGGCCGATCCGCCCATGGCGGTCGCCGCGGCCTGCAGCGACTTGTCCAGGTTCGTGAAGATCAGGCCGAATTGCTTCGACAGCTCATCGTTCAGGCCCTGCACCTCGACGCGATTGCTCGTGCTCTTCGACAATCCAAAGAAGCTGGACTTGGTCGTGTCGATGCTGGCGTACTGGTCGAAGCCCTGGCCCTGCTGCAGCGAACGCACGCTGCCGCCGTACTGCAAGCCGGAGTCGACGATGTTCTGGGTGGTTTTGCCCCACAGCTTGGATACAGCACCACCGATGGCGCCGCCGATCCAGATACCGAGCGGGCCGGCCAGCGCGCCACCGATCATGCTGCCCACCTGGGCGCTGCCGGCGAGCGCAACTGGGCCGCCTGTCGCGATCGTGCCGGTCTGGATACCCATGTTGGCGCCATCGGTCAGGCCGGTCGTGCGTACCACCAGGTTCGTCAGTCCCGTCATCGACGATTCGATGTTTTGGAGCGCGGTCAGCATGCCCTGATTGATCGGCAGCATGTCGCTGGAATTGGCGGTCAGCTGCTCGATCGAGCGGCGGATCGAATCGGACTTCGCCGAGCTGTCGCCGAACACCGAGCCGGTACCCTGCGCCTTCTGCACATCGGCGGCCGACTGCCCGCCGCCTCCACCGCCACCGCCGGTGAGCGCCACGCCCAGGCCGGTCACGATGGCCGCCATGGCCGCCATGCGTACGAATGCCGAGTACGGATCGCCCTCGCCCTGCGTCAGCACGGCGTTCACGCCCTTGATCAGGCTCAGCGCAACCTCGGCGCTCTGCAGCGCGACCGTGGCGGCGTGCATGGCTTGGTAGCCTCGCGAGCCTTCCGCGAAGAAGCCCTGTGCAGCGGCCGTCATACCTGCATAGCCCTGGATCTGAGATTGCGCGCCGGCCAGCTGGGCGCGGTTGATGGCCGCGATCTTGTCTGGATTATCCTCGGCGAGCTTCTTGGCAGCGGCCAGATCCTTCTGCGCGCGCAGCTGCCCCTCGACGCCTTTGGCATATGCCTGGAACATCTGCCCAAGCGCCTTTCCCCCTTCGCCAAACGCCGTGGTCAGGCTGTCAGCAATACTTTGGCCCGCGCGCTGCCAGTCTTTGATCGCCTGGTCGGCCGCCTTGTCCTTGTACTGAATTGCCTGCTGCTGATCAAGACCAGCGGCAATGCGCGCGCGGGCGGCGCGCACGTCTTCCAGATATTTCAAGATGGCCGGAGCTTGCGCGATTTCCTCGGCCGTGGCGCCGGAGTTGGCCTGGTCGGCGATGAACTGCTTCTGGTATGCGATCGCCAGATCCAGGCGTGCGATGGTTTCGCGCTCGACGGCGCCTTTCGAGGTTTCGTGCGCTGCGTTCGCCTCCTCCAGCTTCTTCGCTTCCTGGTCCAGGCTGGCCAGATACTTGTTCTGCGCATCATCGGAGGCGGTCAGCACCGCCTCCTTGCGCAGAGATTCCTTCGCATCGAGCAGGCTCAGTTCATCCTGCATCTTGATGTCAGCCGCTTTGCGCTTCTCGTCGATGTCGTTGATCTGCTTGGCGTGCTTTGCCGCCTCTGCGGCCGTGGCATTGTGGTACGCCTTCAGTTCCGCGATCTGCTGGGTGTACCCGTAGGCCTGATCCTGGCCGGCAGCGATAATGTGGTCGCGCTTCAACTGGTAAAACTCCTCGTCGCCCATCTTCCCAGCGGCATGGAACATGTCCTCCATCTTGGACATGGTGTCGTACATCTCTTTGTCCGCGTTCACCAGATCCTGGATGCGCGCGAGCCGGTCGGCCAGCTCGGTGCTCTCCACCTGGTCGACCTTCGCTTTTGGTGTTTTATCCGTGTTGTCCTTGATGGTTTTCAGGCGACGCTCTTCGATCGCTTGCTGGGTGATCAGTGGGCTATCCGGATTTGCAGCGCGCACGGCCGCCTCATATTCTTTGTTCGAAGCGAGCGCCAGTTCCAGCTTCGTCTCCTTCAAGTGCTTGGCATCGTTCGCGGCCAGCATCGACGCCGCATGCGCGCCGGCCGATTGCGCGGCGGCGGCCTTGCCTTGAGCGATTGCCGCGGCATCGGCCTCGTTCAGTTTCGACACGGCGTCCGTCAGTTGAAGGACGATACGATTTCGGGCGGCAGCGAGGTCCGCGTTCATCGAATCAGCAGGCCGACCCAACTGCTTGTTCGAATCCGCGATACCCTCATCGAACAGTCGCAGGCGCGTGCTTTGCTTTGCGACCTCAGAAGCCGGAGTTGCGCGTGCACCAAACGCGCCGATGGCGTCACCTGCTTGGCCGATGGCCTCCTTGACGGCATTCCAGCCGCGCGCGATCGAGCCAAGGTTTTCCAGGATCGCTTCGGCGCGGTCATGGGTGATCTTCGCGAACGTTTCAGTGGCGAGCGCCGATGCGCCCTTTGCGTCGCCTTCCTTCTCCAGCGCGCGGATCTGCTCGTACACGGCTTCGGTCAAGAAGTGATATTGGTCGTCCAGCTTCAGGGTCGCGCGCGAGATAGCCTCAGTTGCGCGGGTGCCGGTGCTGGTGGATTGCACCGCCAGCGACTCGAAATCCTTGATGATGGTTTTGACGGACATGCCAGTGGCATGCTCCCAAGCGACGGTTGCCTCGGTGATGTAGCCGATCTGGTCGCCTGTGAATTTGCCGCTTCCAGCAAGCTCGGTTGCGACCTTCTTGGCTTCCCCTAAGCTGCCGCCGACCTCCACTGCGGCGTGCGCCAGGTCGTTCAGCTTGTCGCTGGTCACGCCGGCATAGTTCCCGGTCATCACCAGTGCATCGTTCATGTGCTTCTGGTCCGACGCGCCCTTGATCAAGGCGTACCCCACAGCTGCCAGCACGCCGGCAAAAGCCAGCGCTGCGGCACCTGTCGCGCTGAACAGCAAGCCGGCGGCACCGGTTTGCTCACCCAGCACCATCATGGAGCCGCCGAACTTCGAGTAGTTGCCCTGGCTTAGTTCGTGCGCCAGCACCAGCAGTTCGCGGCGCGCGCCGACCGAGGACAGCGAAAAGCCATCCATGTGGCCTTTGGTGTCCTTCAGCTGCGCGATAAGCGGCCCGGCGGCATCGGCGACGCCCAGTTGCGAGGCGCGGTAGGCGACCATCTCTTTGCTGGAGAGGTTCTGCGTTGCGACCTGCTCCTGCAGCTTCTTGATGAATGCATCACCCGATGCCACCGCCTTGTCCTGCGCCGCAGCCAGCGCGCGCATCTCAGCCTCCTCACGGTGCAGCGCATCGATCGACATGCCCAGCGCCATCGCCTTGGTCTGCGCCGCGCTGCCCAAGCCCAGCTCGGCGGCCGTGTAGCGCTCCAACTCGCCGCGCCCCATGCCGAAGACGGCGATCTCACGCTCGAGCGACGCCAGAAACTTGTTATTGGCGTCCTCCGCCGCCTTTGCCGCCGCTGCCTGCGAGCGCATGATTTCGGCCGTGTCATTCATTTGGCCATTGGTGACCTGCGCGCGTTGGCCGGTGCGCTCGGTTGCATCGCCCAACGCATCCACACCTTTTGCTGCATCCGTGCCGTACCGCCAGACCTTGACGCTTGCCTCGCCCATGCTGTCGACGGCCTTGGTGGCGCCGCCGACTTTCTGCTCGACATTGACGGCGGCATCAGCCATGGAATCCATGGCCTTCTTGCCGTCGACGATCTGCGAGGAGTTGACTTCAAGGCCCAGGGTGGCGATATCTGGCATCACTTATCCTTCTTCGTGTATTGGTGCGACAGGTACAGGTCGTCGAGGCGGTCGATGACGCTGTTTTCAAAGGGGGTGAAGGAAATGCCCTGTCGGGCACACCAGTAGAAGATCTCTTCGCTGGTGATGGGGTTTGGTCCCATGCCGCTCTGCCGCTTGCGACTGAGCTTCAGGAACCAGTCCCAGATGTAGGCGAGTTCGAACGGCAGTTCCGGCGCCGCCGGCGCCGCTTCCGCCTTGTAGAGCGGGTGGCGCTTGGCGGCGTCGACGTGGTCGCCGACAGAACTGCCGTCGGCGGCTTTCTTTAGTCGCTCGAACCGGTGGTCGGCGAAGGCGACGAGGGCGGCGACGAGACTTTCAAAAAATTGGCGTCGACCTCCAGCGCGGCGTTCACCTTGTCTTCCCAGGTCGGAAATTTGGCGAACGCTGCAGCGACCAACTTCTTGTCGAACGGCACCGGCGCGCCGGCGCTGGTGAAGCCGTACCAGTCCACCACCACGGACATCGCCAGGCGGGTGGCGTTGCCGTCGATGACGGAAACCAGCTTGCTTGCGCCTTCGTCGGTCTTCGCGTCGATCGCGGTTTTGCGCACGGCCGACTTTTTGTAGCCTTCGGCGCGGACGGCGTGGCTCTCGGCTTGGTATTCGGGGCTGTTCTTGCCGACGATGACGAAGCCGGCAGTGGCGTTGCCGTCTTCGTCGAACAGCACGTCGACCTTATGAGTCACCGGCGCGGTATCGACGGCGGTCAGGTTGGAGATATCGAAGCCGATGGCGGCGATGGTTTGAGCGGTGTTCAGGTTCATGATGTTGCCTTTCTTCGCGGGTAAATAGGTGCCCGTGCCGGCCGCTGCGCCCGCGAAGGCGACAGCGACCGGTCGGTGCTGGGGTGGCTTGCGCCGAAGTGGGATGCCGGCGGCGCCGGCGCTGAATTACAGGGTGGTGTCCTGGATGGCCAGGGTGGTTTGCTCGTGCTGCGCGTCGGTGCCCTTGTAGCGCAGGATGTCGAACTGGCAGGTGATGATCTTGTTCTTCTCGCCGTCATCGACCTTGGCGGAAGTGATCTTGATGCGGCCGGCGGCCAGCGTCAGCACGTCGGCCAGGGCCGCATTGCTCGACGCCATGGCGTAGGCCAGCGACACTTCGGTCTCGGTCTTGAAGTAGTCCAGGTACGTGCTGTCCTGCATCAGAACCGTGAACTGGCCGCTGCCGACCACCTTGCCGCGAGATGCAGCAGTGGCGTATTTGGTTCCCAGGACAGCATCGATTTTCACCTGGCCGTCCAGCGATACCGACATGCCGGTGCAGATTTGCGACGGGATGCCGTTGACCGACAGCAGCGCGGTGGCACCGGAAAACTTACCGGTGGCAGGTGTCGCGGCCGGCGCGCCAAAGTATGCGGCGCCCAGCGTCGGATCTTCCCGCTTGCCCATGAAGGTGAAGTCGCAGCTGGTCAAACCGTTCGGCTGGACCGCCATATCCATCTTGCTCACCAACTGATCGATGAAGGTACGGAACACGCCCACATCAGGCTGTTGGATCTCGGCCGTGAACCAGTCCGTCGTGTGGCCGGTCAGCGGAGTGAAGGTGCGTTTGCCTGGCGCGGCGATGGCGACGTTGTCACCGGCTGCCTTGACGACAATAGCGCTGCCGTCCAGGTATTGGCCCGTGATTTTCAGCGCTGTGACGCCGGTAACGAAGAAGTTTCGGCCGTTGTTGGCGGCAGCCGGCGCGGTGAAGCCGGTAGCGCGCACCACGGTGCCAGCACGATGGCCGTCGGCCAAGAAGGAACCAGCGGTCCGGGTAAAGCCATCCGCTACCGAAGCGATGGTGACGGCGGCCGCAGTCGCGCCGGCGGCGGCGAAGTCGCGGCGCATCAGCGCGGCCATCAGGATCGCGTAGGTGCCGCACGATGCCTCGCCTTTCAGGTCGCCGCTGGTGCGGAAGTTGCCCAGGCGGGTGTCACCCTGTTGCTGGCTTGGATCGATCTCGTTGGAACTGTATTTATCGGCGTCGGTGTCGAACGACGAGGTCACTCGCGGGTACAACTGGCCGGCGCCGACCAGCGCCTTCGTGCCCTCGGCGGTCTGCTTGCCCAGGACCAGTAGCGTGTTGATGCCATTTGCGGTAGCGGAGGTCATGTGATGCCTTTCAGAAAAGAAAAAGGCCATCACATGGATGGCCAGAATGAAAAAACCGCCCTGCGGCGGTTTCGGTGGTTATTCGGTGAAGATGTCGGCGTGCCAGCGGATGCGGCAGGTTTGTCGCCAGCGCCCCTCTTCCGGCGCGCCAGCGGCAATCTCGGGCGTCTTGTCGATCTGGACCTCAACGCCGCCGTCGGTGAACACGGCGCCGCGCTTGAACAGCCACCGGATCTGCTCGGCCCGCATCGCGCAGGCCAGCGTGCCGGCCAGCAGCGGATACTGCAGGTCGACTTGGAACACGCCTGCCTCGCGGTGGAAGGCCTGGCCCATCACCGGGTTGCTCGGCTCGGCCACCAGCAGGTACGCGGCGCAGTACGGCACGCCGTCTTGCGGCTCATAGCGCTCGCCGTTCTCGTGCACGATGTCGATGGCCGGTGCCAGGCTGGCCAGCGCCGTCTCCAGCGCGTTACGGATATTCGGAATGCTCATAGGGCGTAAGTTTTGAAGCCTTGCGCGAAGTCCTCGGCGCTGGTTCCGGCGCGGATGCCGTTGACCACGTTGTCGACGATCACCTGCCACTCGATGACGGTCAGCGCCACGATGCCCAGCGGCGCCTGCTTCGACCATCCTCGCTCCAGCGGAACCGCGTAAGGCATGTTGTTTCGGAAATGGATCACGTCGCCGGCCTTCGCCGCGGCGATGATCGCCTTGTGCGCTTCCAGCGTGATGTTGCCGCTCGGGTCGACCACACTTCCGAGCGAATTGTCCGGCGAGCCGATGGAAACCATCCAGGCGCCACGGAAACGGCCGCCAACGTAGCCGGCGCCGGACATCCGGTACGTCGACGCGCCCTTGCTCATGAACCCCAGTTGCCAGTTCGCCTTCGGGCCGGCTGCGCTGAACTTGCCGAAGACCTTCGGCTTGTTCGGGTTCACCTTCCAGGTTGTCGGGTCGCCGACCGGCGAGCGGTACATCAGCTTACCGTCCACGGCCAGCGCGCAGTAACGCACGGCCGTGTCAAGATCGCCTTTCGTCTTGTCGACCCAGGCGCGAATCTGCAGGGCGAACGAGGCCATCAGATCCGCGCCACCAGTTGCCACATCACGACCACGCCGCCCGGCGCGACCTTGTCAATGTTCTTCACCTTGTAGGTCACGCCGCCGGCCAGCACCAGGTCGTCTTCTTTCATCGCTGGCAGCGCGGCGCCGGTGTCGTCCAGCGAGGACATCAGAATCTTGCGGTCGCCCGACTTGATCAGCGTGCCGTTGATCGTGCCCACGCCCAAGTCGTGTGCGGTGACGCCGGTCTCGATGCCCCATGCGCGCTTGGTGATCGGTACACCCGGGATCTGGGCGCCGCCGACGTAGGTGCCGGGCTGCTTGAAGGTTAGGGTCAGCAGCTGGCCGGAGCGGCGGAACGTCTTGTCGGTGCTCTTGGCCTTGGCGGCGTAGTTGCTCATGCCTTCGATTCCAGGTAGTCGTGCGGCGGTGTCTTCTGGAAGCGCACCGCCTTGATGGTGGTCTTGCCATCGATCAGCGCACGCAGCACGCGGTGCCAGCCATCCATGATGAAGCCCTTCTCGCACATGATGACGGGATAGCTCGTATCGACATCCATCGCGCGGCGCATGTGGAATGCCAAGCCGAAGACCGAACCTTCCGGTGTCCAAACCTCGGTGCCCAGGTAAATCGCCGCCAGCGGCAGGTCGAACGGCACCAGGTCTTTCGCCTGCGCTATCAGATTGGTGACCGACCAGACCTTGCCGTCAGTCGAATAGGTGTTCTCGTGCACAGCGCACCCCTCGATCTTCACCACTGGATAGCCGCTCATCCGCGCACCAGCCTTCCCGACGTGCCCGAGCCACACAGGTACGGCGCCAGCATGCCGTCGACGGCCGTGTAGCGCGGCCGCTCCGGCGAGCCGTCTGCATAGATCGTGGTGATCGGGCCGACCGTGTCCTGCTTGATGGCGCGCTCCAGATCAGGCATCAGCTCGGTGCCGTCGGCGACACGAACGGCCAGGTCAATGCAGGCGTTCACCACCTCGGTCGGCACGATGGTGCTCAGTACCGGGAATTTATCCACCACCACATTCCACCGCGGCCAATCCAGCGCCTGCGCCTGGTAGACGCGGCGGCCGGCCCAGCGCTGGCGGTACGTCGCCAGCATGAACCGGGTTGCGTTGCGCAGCGCGACCTCCTTGTCTGCCTCCGAGCGCGGCGCCCAGTCGGTCACACCCAGGGCGGCGCAGCGCGCATCGGCGGCGGCCACGCTGGCGTAGCTCTCGGCGTTCGGCAGGCCGGCGCCGGTTTCGGTGATAAGCATGCCCACTCCTAAACGTAATGCAAACAAATTTCTTTTAAGCAACCCTGCCGCGACATAATGAAATTTTCGACAGCTGAAGTGGGCGCCCTTCCTAATTAGTACTTCCCGGTGTTCGGGATAAAGCCTTTGCTCAGTAACTGATGGCCGAACAGTACCGCCTCGTTCACGTAGTTAGCATTGATTTCATGCAGCCCATCAGTCGTGCTTAACGGAATCCACTTCCCGGATGCGCCCGAGCCGCCCGCCTCCAGCGCCACGCACGGGTCTAACACCCCGAACAGCGAAGTACCGACGAGCGTATCGATCCACGTGTTGTACAGGTCCCGAGCAGAGCCCGGCCAAGCTGACCAAGCGCCGCTCGGCGCCTGGTTCTCGACAGTCGCCCACGCATCAGTCGAAGTTGTATGCGGCAGGCATTTCTTGCCCCAGATGCGGATGTTCGGATTGACTGACTTGACCCGGCTGATCAGCGTGGTGTACGCAGCTTGGGCGTCGGCCAGCGTCGTGCCGTAGCGGAGGTCGTTGATGGGGTCGCCTATAAAGACATCGGTGCAATACATAACCGTTTTGAGGCAGTTCAGCGGGATCGCGGCCCACTGAATCACGCCGGTGCCGGAATAGCCAAAATTGACGACCGGGATATTCATGTTGATGCAGGCGATTTGCATGCCTTCCACGCCAGCATCTCGCGAATTGCCGATGATGAACATGGACGTACGCTGGTAGTCATATTTGCCCAGCAGGCCAGCCAAGCACAGCGGCGCGAAGCCACCGCCGACAGCGGTGCCGCCGGCCGCCGGCATTGGTCCGGCAGCATTCACGTTGCCGGTGGCGGCGCCGGTAGTCGCAAACCACGTGCCGGATCCGCCCATTGACGACACCTGCATGTTGCCGATGAACGAGCTTACCGACAGAATGCCCGCCGTGGCGACCGTCACATCGTAGCGCAACCAGCCAGTCGCACCGGCGGGGATGGCGCCGTTGGCCGCGCACCAATCGTCGGAGTTGAGATCGTCGGACCCGGCCGCCACGACTTTCGACTGAACACCGCCAAACAGGATCGGGACGCTTGCCAGCAGCAGATTTCCCTGCATAACCTCCAGCGACAGAGAAATCATGTAGTCCTTGGGCAACGCAACGCGCAGTTGTGCGTTGTTCAAATACCAGCCGCGCACAGGGACGCGAAATTCGGACAGCGGCCAGGGCCCGAAGGTTATCGGGATGCGCCCTTGCCAGCGCACCGCCGCGGCGAGTGGTGCCTGCAGGTCGATGAACGGCGAGAATGCCTGGCCAACGACTTGTAGCCCTGCCGGGCGGCGCAGCACGGCGTTTTTTTGATCCCAAACCATTATGCTCTCCGATCAGTTCGAGATTTCGTCGACGTAGTAGCGCGACGTGGTGCCGCTACCTGCCGTGCGCGTAAAGCGCATGTGTGTTGCGGTGGGCGCGCCTGGATACCAGGTCGAGTTGTCTGGCACGCCTACGGAGGCGTTCGGCCAAGCCGTCCAAGGGCCAGCGGCGCTGGTGCCGCTTTCGACCAACACGCTGTCGCCGGCAATTGGATTTACCGACACTCGATACACTGAGTTCGCCGTTCCGCCCAATGCAACCACAACCGGCACTGAATCAGGCAGCGCGCCGCTGGCGTGCCAGAGGCCGCCACCTGGTGCGACAGTCGAAACTGTCAGCACCGCGTCCTGAACCGTGGCGTCGATACTTCCCGCAGCGCAGGCAACGCGAATCCTTTGGGTGTTCTCGTATGGGCCGATTGGCGCGAGCGAGCCCACACCCACCGTCCAGGAGCGCGAAGAGTTCGTGCCACCGAGAACCGGATCCAGCAGGTACGCCACGCCGCTGGTACTGGCCGCGCCGGTCAAAATCAGCGCTTTACCCTCTAGCAGCGTGATGGTCTTGGCGGACTCGCCTACTTTGATGGTGGTGGTCTGGGACATTGGCTATCTCGGCGGTGGAATGGAAAAAGCCCGCACGCGGCAGGCTGGCGGTGGAGCGGCGCGGGATTACGCGGCGGTCAGCAGCGCGATCAGGTCAGCCTTGTTGGCTGCGGCCGGGAACGGCGTGCCCTTCGCGGTCAGCGCGGCATGCAGTTCGTCCTTGGACATCGTGCTGTAGTCCGGCGCGGCGGCGCGGGCAGCGGCCAGATCGGCCAAGCGCTGGGCTTCGGCCGCATTCGCCTGCTCGCGCTCTACCAGCTGCTGCTCGCGATCGTCGAGCGACAGAGCGCGCTGATTGATTTGCAGTTCGCGGTCATCCAACTCGCCCGAGCGAGCCAGCAGTTGGTCACGTGCTGCCAGAATCTCCGGCGCCGACGGCGCCAGGCCGCCGGACTGAATCGCGACGCGCAGCGCGTCATATGACTCCTGATCGAACGGCTCGTGCTTCTCGGCGTCGAAGTCGGCCGCGTTGATGACGACGAATTCACCCTGACTCGGATGGCTCGATTTGATTTTGATGGTGGTCATGTTGTTCTCGCAGGTTGCCCGGCGCCGCGCTGGCCGCCGGGTAGCGTTGATTGATTAGCCCAGCAGGATGCCGATGTGCTCATCCTTGGCCGAACCCACGCCCCAGACCAGCGCGATCTCCAGCTGCACCTGACGGTACTGCATGTACATGCTAATCTCAAACGACAGGCCCGAGATCGGGTCGGTCACGATGGTGCGATCGACAGCCGAATCACCCTGTGCCGGCAGTGCCGGCACGCGGGTCGCCAGCACGATGGCCGAGCGGGCGAAGAACATATTGCGGTAGCCCGCAGCAACCACCGTGATCGCGGTCGCGGCTGCTGGGATCGCCTGTTGCAGGCCCGGTGCCGCCAGCGTAATCGTGCCGCCGTCAGCCGAGCTCGCATCGCCGCTCGACACCACATACTTGTTGGTATCGCCAGCAAACTGGATCACGTCGCCGGCCAGCTGGGAGCCAGTGCCCGCAGCGGCCAGAGTGATGACGGTGGCACCAACAGGATAGCCAGCCGCGTTGGTGGTCGCGCCGGCAGCAGTACCGGCCGCCGGGCGCTTGATCTGGCCCGACTGGCGCAGCGCGAAGTTTTGCAGGCGGTCGGTGATGCCGTTGCGCAGCATATCTTCGCGGCCGGCCTCGTTCACCTTGAACAGACCCGACTGCTTGCCACGCATGTTTTGCATGGCGGCCGAACCCAGCACCAGCTGGAAGTCGAGACCTTGAGCGCCATTGTCTTCCAGAATGCGCAGCGCGCCGGCGGTATCGCTCAGGTCAGCCGCAGTGCCGAATGGCGCGGTGCCTGGGGTGCCATAGGCGCGCGATGCCTTGACGTGCAGCGCTGCCAGATCGGACTCGACCTCGTTGCACAGCGTGCGCATGCCTTGGGCGATCTGATCGCGCAGGATGATGTTGTAGCTGGCGCCGTTGTTGTCCAGTGCCAGCTTTTCTTCACCATTCCAGCGGATCGGCACGCGGCGGGCCTTGGTCAGCGTCACCGACTTGTTGCCCATGTTCTGATCGCCATCATTAGGCGGCGTCACGGCGGGCGTGATGTCGGTCGCGGTCGCGGCTGGCGCGACTGGCGACGTAACGGTCTGGCCGACTGCGGCGCGGGCGAACGTCATGTCCGCCGTGACTGCAGGGATCATACCGACCTGCTCGCGGGACACGACGTCCATCGCGTTATAGATCGAGGTGATCAGGCCGGTCAGGTTGTTGGCGCCCAGCATGATGCCGGTGCTCGCCGAGTAGTTCCACAGGTAGCGGTAGCCAATTTCCGCCGCAACGCGCGCGCAGAACTCAGCCTTCGCTGGTACGGCCGCGACAACATCGCAGGCCTTGTGACCGAAGGCGGTGACCGCGTGAGCGGCCGAGGAAAGGGCCAGAGCGCACAGCGCCATGACCGACAGCATGGTTTTCTTCATGGTGTAGCCTTTTGGAAGTTGGTGGTTTGGAATATGCGAAGCAGACAGGCCATCCAGCCCAAAGCACCAACCCCCATCCAGGCGTTGGCTATGTGTTGCAGGTGCTGCGGATACAAAAAAGGCCTGCTCAGTGGCAGGCCTTCGGTGAAGCAGAATGGTCAATCAGTCGACCAGTACGGCGCCGCCGGCCAGCAGGCCTGGGCGCGCGGATGGATCGGCGGCTTCGTACTGAGCGCGCGTGACTTGTTTCGCCGCACCGGCGGCGCCCTTGCCGCCTTGGGCGCCGCCACCGGAAGCGCCGCTGGCTTTCAGGATCTGGTCCTTGAATGGGCAGGCTTGCACCAGATGGGTCAAGCCCTCGTCAAAGTCTGCGATCTCGCCGGGGCGGGTCGGCGAAAAGATCTTGTTACCAGCAGCGTCGTAAGGGACCATTTTGCCGTCTTCGACCTTGAAGTTGGCACCGAAATATGCCTTTGCCATCTCAGGATGAATTTGCAGACGCGCCGGATGCTTGTCATCGGTGAATAGCTTCGAGCTGGCGAAGCCGCCGCCGATCATGTGGGTGTTCAGTTCGTTGGTGCGCTTTTCCAGCTGCGCGCTCAGCTCTTGAATTTGGGTCGCGTTTGCCTTGGCTTGGGCAGCGACCTGCTCTTGAGCGGTCTTTGCTGCCGCGTCTTGGATTTCCTTGACCTGGGCAGCAGTCTTCAGGTCTCCGACGCTCAGGCTCTTTACGGTGTTCAGGGCGGCCAGCGCGGCCACGCCGTCTTCGATGCCATCGAAGGTCTTCAGCTTGGTTTCGGCGGCCTCGGCGCGCTCGCGGTGGCCCTTCGCCTCGCCGTTCAGCTTGGTGATGGTTCCCAGCGTGCTGTCGGCGTCAAAAGGCGCCTCCGTGCCGTTCGGGTGGACGAAGATCGGCAGCTTCTTCTCGGCGTCCATGGCGATGGTGCCGTCGGCATTGAATTTGTATGGCATGGTCTGACTTTCCGGGCATCCGCCCTATCGATGGCCTTCCGGCCGAGCACCGCGTCGCGTCCGCTTGCGGCATAAAAAAACCGCCTCAAGGGCGGTCTGGTAAATCTGTGGGCTTAAAAAAAGCCGCCAAGTTGCCTGGGAGGCTTCGTTCGAAACAATCAAATATTAACTAACGATTAACAATCGCACGAATATGCGCCCACGGACTCTGATGGGGTAAGGTTCACCAACAAACCGAACATCTACAGGCTCGTAATCCACGAGCGCTCTGAAAACCGGGGTGTGTAAAGTCAAAAGCGCGACTTCATGGAGTTCAATATCAATGAGCAATTCGATTGAATATCCACGCTGATATGCTTCCACGTTCCACTCGTCGAGATGTTCGAGCCCTGGCACGCGGCCTAATCCCAGTGTAATGAGGCTGACGGATGCCACTTACTACGACCCCGTCGTGCGTTTGAGGATGAGGTGCGCTGGCTCCTCGCCGTGCGCTACCAGCTCGACCTTTCGGATCGAGGCTCCATCAGGGAGTCGTACTTGAGCGCCGCCCAGCCCCATCAATTGCAACTGTGCGAGCGCAGCGGCAAGCCGATCGACGGTCAGGTCCAGCGGCAGCGGCGCGTTCAGCAGAGATTTGGCATCGAAGGTCATGCGCCAAATTCTACATCACTTCGAGTACTCCTCCTTGAGCTGCGACAGCTTCAGCGGTCGACCCGACGCGTCGACTAGCTCGCGCGGGGTGAGCTTGCCGGCGCGGAACAGCTCCGCCCTGCCCTTGCCCAGCGATTCGTCCTGGTACGCCGGCCCCATCATCTTGAGGAAGTCGGCAAAAGTGGACTTCGCGCTGATCGGGCCGGCGGCCGAAGCGCGCTGGACAGGCTCCGGCTCGTCCATGTCGATGCCCATCTCGCGCAGGGTCTTCATCAGCGCGATCTCGGCGCTGCGGCAATTCCAGTGACGCGGCACGCCGCCGTTCCATGGCAGGTCGTTGCCGTTGATCGGCTCGTAGTCCCAGTTCCAGCAGGCTCCGCTGTAGGCGATGCACGTCAGGCTGGTGTGGCTATCCAGGGTGCTGACCTGCATGAAGCCGTTGGTCACATCCTTGTTCAGTTCCAGCGTGGCGCGGCGCGCGGCGGCGGAGACGGTTGCCATGCTGGTCTGCACGATTGCGGCGGCGTTCTTCTTCGCCAGCGGCATCACGCCAGGCACACCCGGCTGAATCTCCGGTGTCGGCGCCTTGGCGGTGGGCGCGGCCACGGCCGGCACGACCTTGGCCTCTTCGCCGACGATGCGCTTGATGATCTGCGCATTCGTCTCGCCCTGCGCGGCGCCGATCCGGATCTGGGTCGCCACCTTGAACTGCGTGTCCTGCTGCTGGCGAAGCCACCAGTTCTTGGCGGGCGAACCCTGGATCAGCACGTCGCTGACCAGCTTCTTCAGGTAGGTCTCCGACGGCATGCTCAGGCCCAGGCGCACCTCGGCGCTGATGTGGCCTGGCGCCGCGCGCTCGATCACGGCCGCCAGCGCCTTCCGCACGCCCAGTGATTCGACCTCGGCCACGCCAAACAGGTCCAGCTGCACCAGCGCCTTGCCGTAATAGCTGGCGATCAGGTCGTTCGACTCGCGCAGCAGCGCGGCCTTGGCCTGCTTGCCCATCACCGACAGTTCGCCGGCGTTCGACAGCATGCCGACCAGGTCTTTCTGCATCAGCACCAGCAGGGCCAGCACCTTGGCCTTTATCTCCGCCTCGGCGCGCAGCATCTTGATGCCGTTGCCGAGCAGTACCTCAAGCAACCACTCTTCGAGGGCGCTCATTATTCACCGGCCAGGGCTGGTGCTGGCGCTGGAGTCGGTGCGGGCGAAGGTGCCGGCGGCTGAGCACCGGGCATCGGCACGCCGAACACAGGCCCTTCCAGCTCCAGTTTCGCCTGCACGTCCTCCCATACTTTGTCTGGATTGATGATGCCGTAGCGCTGCATCTCTTCAAAGGCCGATTCCTTGTCCAGCAGCCCGTTGTTCACCAGCTGGATCAGCGCCAGAACGAACGGGCCGGCCGTGGCCAGGATCGCATCGGACGAGAAGTCGTCGTAGATGTCGACCGCGCCCTTGTATTCGAGATTCATCCAGCGGTGCATCATGTCCAGGGCGTTGTCGAGCGTGTCCTCTTCGGACTGCACCATACGCGACAGCTGGCATTTGGCCTCGCCGTCCTCGATGTTGTTCTGGGTCGCGGTGCTGGCCACCTGCGTCTCGACCAGCAGTTCGGCACCCATGGCGCGCATCTGGTTTTCCAGATCCTGCAGCGACACCCGGCCAGCATCGATAGCGGCGCCGGTATGCTCGACATACTTTGCCTCCGCGCCCATCGGCAGCCGAAGGAACGATTTCGCGCCGATTTCGACCTTGTCGTCGTCTTGCAGGCCGCTGATCGACAGGATCGGCACGCGCGCGGTATGCAGGATGCTGTCCTGATCGCTGGACGACTGCCAGTGCTTGATGTTCAGGTCGGCCAGGTCCAGCAGCGGCGGCACGGCGGTCATGAATCCGGTGCGTTTCGTGTAGAACGTGACCAGTGGGATGAAGTCGATCGAGGTGCGACCTTCTTCGAAAAGCACCCACTCGCCCTTCTTCTGCTTGTCCTCACGATACGTGGCCCAGGCGCCCGGAATCAGCACGCGCACCTGCGGCACCGACTTTACGCCGAACTCGCCGTCATCCTCCTCGATGCACTCCATCATGCGCAGCATGGTGAGGCGCTCGACGCCATCCGCGCCCTTCTGGCTGCGCCAGCCCAGCACCTGGCCGGGCTTGACGTGGATCATGTATGGGCGCAGGCCGGCGGCCTTCTCGTCGGCCTTGGTGATGTACTTCTGGCGGCCCTCGGCATCGACCGTGGACGGCATGTCGACCAGGATGTGGGTCAGCCCCTTCGCCATGCCCTCGGTGAACACGCTGTGCGCGAACACGATCAGATTGTTGCCACTGAGGTCGATGTTCTCCAGCCACTCCTCGACGGCCGGGTCGATATCCGTGTAGGTGATCGCCTCGGCGAACGGCTTGGCGGCCATGTTCTCCAGCGTGCGGCCCAGACCATTGAACAAGGTCGACGTCGCCAGGCGGTAGTCGTAGCTCTCCTGGTCTTCCGCCGGGAACTTCGGCAAGAACTTGACGCCGGCCGCGCGCATCGCCTTCGTGCCGCCGACCAGCGCATCGATCTTGGCCCAGTCTTCCTGCATTGCCGCGACCGCAGCTGAAATGTCGTTGACCTTGGCCATGGCTTCCTTGCTTAAATTCTGAGCGCTTCGGACGATCCGGTGCGCTTGACGACGGGCCAGCGCTTCGTAATGAAGTAGCCGCCTGCATCGTTCATGTGGTCGAATCCACCCTTCTTGTCCGGCTCGCCCTTGTCGTTGTAGATCTGGCGCTCAAGGCAGAGCGTGTACTTCTGGCACTTGTTCGTGTTGACCAGGAAGCGGCGCTCGTCGTATGTGTTGCACAGCATGGCGTTCATGCTGTTGATGCGGTCCTTGACCGACGGGTTGGTCGAATCGACGACCACCGTAAATTTCGCTGCGCGCAGCAGCGACAGGTCCGAATCGCTCGCGCCGCTGGTCTTACGGTTCTGGCCGGATGCATCCGGGTACACCGCAATGACGTGCTGCTGGCCGGCCTGCTGGTAGCGCTCCTTGATCTTCTGGATCATCGCCGGCGTGTCGAACACTTCCGCGAACTCGTCAACCGCACGCGGCACGCTGTCGCGGATCACGTAGACCACCGCGGCCATTTTCCCGACGTTAAAGTCCATGCCGATGTGCAGCGCATCGCCGGGCTTGACCGTATCGTCCGTGTGATTCTTCCGCCGGTCGAAGCAGTAATAGATGACGCCCTGGTAGTTCTCGAAGCTGGCCAGGTACTCTTGCCGGAACGTGCGCGGGTCCATCTTGCGCCGCGCCGCCTCGATCTCTTCCGACGGAACGTTGCCGCCATCGACCGAGGTGTAGAGCCAGCTCTTGTGATCCGGTTCGCGGCCCTGGCCGTCCAGATAGCTGTCGTAGCAGTGGTTGAAGCCCTTCGGCGTGCCGATCCGCAGCGCATGACCGCCGACCCGCTGCTCACCCTCGATCTCGTACTTACAGGTCGACAGCATCGGGCGCAGCACTTCTTCCCATGCCTCGTATGGGCAATCCGCCCATTCGTCCACCAGCGCGAAGAACAGGCCCGAGCCGCGCAGGTTGTCGTATGAATCCAGGCCGACGATGCGGACCACGTGACCAGCCTTCGTCGTGATCGAGCATTCGGTCTCGTTCGGCTTGCTTGCGCGCCAGCTGGCCGGAATCGCCTGCTTCAGCCGGCGCCAGAAAACGCGCTTCGCCTGCTTGAAGGTCGGCGCGCCGTACCAGATCTCATCCTCGACGCTGACGTTCCACTTGGCGGCCAGCCGCACCGCGCGGCGAATCTCGGCCTTGCCCAGGAACGTCTTGCCGAAGCGGCGGCCGCACACCGCGTCGCGGAAGCGGGCCTTCTTCTGGAATCCCCAGCAGTAGATATTCGCCTGCTTCGGCGTCAGCTTTACCGGCGGATCAGAGTATGGGCTGGTCTGGGACATCTTCGTCAGGCTTCAGCACATACTCCGGCGCGGCGGGAATACCGCCTTCCTGGGTGCCCACCGGTGCTTTTGGCGGATCCAGTCGGCGGTTCACGTAGACGTCGCCGACTTCCTTGGCGGCCTGCTCGATGATCTGCATGGCCAGCGGCAGGTTGCCCTTCGACTCCGCCTTGTCGGCCATTCGGTCCAGAGCGCGCAGCCGCGCGGCGCGATTGGCGATACCGATCTCGGCCGTCTCCTCGCGGAAGCGCTTGCGCGTGTCATCAAACAGCGTGCGCCACTTGATGTTCAGCGTCCGGCCGGCGTACTTCGTCGGGTCGTAAGTCTCCACCTGCTGGCGGGTGACGTCGAGCTTGAATTGCTCCTTGACCGACGTGACAACCTGGGTCGGCTTGTCGAAGCACGCCAGGGCCTGCACAATGAAGGCTTTTACGTCATCCTTGAGTGCCGCCATGGGGATTGCCTTCCGTCAAGGGGCCGTCAATGTCAAGCCGCCTTCAGCAGACAGGTACCGCACGCCCTCGCAATATTGATCTTTGCCACCTCGGGGGCGGCGTTTGCAGCGGCAACCAGCTGGGCCAGCGTGCCGTCTGGATGGCCCACACCGTAGCGGCGGACCACGCCGACGAACTCCTCGACGTCGTGCCCGCGAATCATCAGCTTGGGCAATCCGTCCTTGGTGAATGCCGGGCCGCCGAAGAGATCGCGCTCCTGGCCGATGTGATACAGCTCGTGCTCGACCAGCGCGCAGAACTCCGCGTCGCTGCAGGTCAGGCAATAGCTGGCGTCCAGGGTGATCAGGTAATCCGGCACCATGCCGAAACAGTCGGCCATCTGCTGTTGCTGGCGGCCCTTCTGCCACGGTCCACAGCGGAACAGCATCTCTTCGCACTGGCCGATCACGGTGCGGCCCTGCTTGTTAAAGCCGCCCGGCGCCCACAGGAACTGCACGTCGCAGTACTCCAGGTGGGCGTGGTCGGGATTGTGCAGCTGGCCGCCTTCGGTGAGGATCTCGGCCCTCGCCCAGTTCAGCACCTCCGGCGCCGGCGCGTAGCGAGCACTCAGTGGGTCGGTGTAGCTCTGCGGCGGCAGCGGCCGGGACTGGACGGGCGCGGCGGCCTTCTTCGCCATTACAGCGGGTCGACCGCCAGCATCACAGGCGGCATCGTCACGCCCAGCATGGTCAGCGCGACTGACCCGCCGGCGGCCAGCATGGCCAGCTCGTTCTCGGACGGCTTCCAGTAGCTCACCACAGCAGGCATGCCCTCCACCTCGATACGGCTGATCGGCAGCGCGTCGCATGGCAGCTGCGCCTGGTCCCAGCCCTTCGGCGCGCCGAGCACGCCGTTGTTCGTGTGGTGTTGATGTTTATTCATAATTCACCTCGCTGTCGCCGCCCGCTCCGGGCTGGAACCGCAGGGCACGATCTTCTGCACCCGGCAGCCGGACCCACCTGGTCATGTTTCGTCGGCGAACTGCACCCGCTTTTGCAAGCCATGCCGCTGGGGTGCGATGGCAGGTACGCGCCGTGTCTTATTTATACGCATGAGCGCGGCTCACAGATTCGGCGGCAACAGGCCAGGGAAGCGGCGCTGCGCAATCCTCCGCAAACAAGATTGTGATCGGCGATCAGTAAAATCACGCAGCCTTGCAATTGAATCAAGCCGATAACGACCAGAATGGTACTATGGTCGACCAAACTCAATAGGACTTCCCGATGCGCTTGCTGTTCGTAGACGACAATTCCGATACGGCCGAGCTCTATGGTGAGTATTTTGCATTGCTTGGCCACAAGGTGGAGCTGGCACACTCTGGCTATCGCGCACTAAACCTTGCAACTGCGAATGAATATGATGCCATCGTCCTGGACATAAGGCTGCCCGATCTTGATGGCTACGTGCTCGCATGTCACATCAGGAGACTATCCGCGTCTCGCAAGCATCTCAGTCTCGTAGCAGTCTCGGCAACTCCTTTTGAGCCAACAAACCCGCTCGCTGCGATGGCTGACTTTGATGCCTACCTGTTAAAGCCAGTTCATCTCGAGGTCATCACCGCGTCGCTACTACGGTACGCGGAGTGACCGCCGAATAAAAGAACCACCAAAACGTGTCCGGCGGCAAAGGTCCAACAGGCGCTGGACGGGAGACTCTGGAGCGGGCAGCGGGGATCGAACCCGCGCGTATCGACTTGGAAGGACGACGCCTTGCCACTTGGCTATGCCCGCGTATCTTTTGCTAATTTGCAACCTGCTTTTCTCAGCCGTAGCGTGCCGCGTGCCTCGATCAAAAGACGTAAAATCCATGACGCCCCTAACAACGAGCGAGGCGGAAATGCTAGACCTGGACGATGCGCGACGCAGCGAACTCCTCCTGCGGGGAGCGCTAACGGTCGACGACGATGGCGATGAAGTGCTGGTTGGCCTGACGCTCGCCGAGTCGCACTTTTACCTGACATTCGAAGAGCACCCCGTCGAGACTCACGACACCGGCGAGACCTCTTTGTACTATCAGCTGAAGCACAAACACTTAGCTGCGCGATCTGCTACTTTGCTCGGTGTGAGCAGCACGCCGCAAGCGGCACGCTGACTGCCGCCCTGCGGTCTCGTCCTCTGCCGTGGCCTCGGGACTAACGCAGGTGCAGCGAATTGTTGCGGCGGCCGGAACTGATACCCCGGCATGGGTTGGGTGGCAGCGTTTCAGCCTCACCGCCGGAGTCTGCCGGCTCGGTATGCCCAACTACCCATCACCCTCTCGGGCTTAGACTAAGCGCATCAGCCTGCGCATTCACCACACATCAGCGAACCGGCTTGCCGGTCGGTTTCCACGAGTACCTTTGGGTCATTGGCCGCCAGGTGCTGCGGCTCAGCGTGTTCGTGGTCTAATTGCCTGCGGACTTTGATTCATCGCGCGCGATGTCGTCGCTGGTGTGTGGTTCCCAGGTTACAGCGTCCTGAGGGCCGGTCTGGCGCGCGGCCTTGCGGCGGCGTCCGGCTGGTGGTGGCCCGTAGGCCGTGAATTAGATAGCTGCGCTTTGTGGCGTCCCCTGAGTATCTCCGGGCGGGTGCTCCGAAACTCATCAGCCGATTTTTGACCCTTGCGCATCACGTCGCGCTTCTACGCCGCTGGCGTGTCGGAATTGGCACTGGGCGGTGGAGCTTGGGGCTTCGCTACTTCATGATGCACCTCCTTGGCGGCCGGCTTTGCGCGGCCTGCGCGGTTCAATCTCGGTCGGCGCGGTCTGGCTGGCGGTTGGCCGGCAACAGATCCCATCCCAGCTGGCGCCGAATCTCAGCCGGCGCCGGCGGTGGGTCGTCCGACTTCGTGCGCTCGTCCATGTAGTCACGGACCAGCTGCTTTGTCGGGTGCGTCGTTTGCGTCATGGCCGCCTCGCGAAGTGGCGCCGAAATAGAAAAAGCCACCGCAAGGGTGGCTTCGATGTTTGCTCCAGCGCTATCTGCGAAGTGAGCGGTACACGCGAGCGAAAGCATCAACGGAGTTGGTGCAAGCCTCGAATCACTGCTAGCGGTGAGGCTCGAAGCCTGCATTACGACACGCAGTAAGTGTGTGAGACTGGACGTTAACGTACTCAATGCGTGATGTCAACATCCAAAAATCGCAGCAATATCAAAATATCGAAAGCGCGCAAATTCGTCTGGCCACTCCTCTCGCATCACGATGTTTGAATAGGCAAACGCCTCCACTGGGAAAAGGAGAACGTTTCGTATCTGGTTGTGGGATGGCTCCAGCTGGACGGCGATGACAAATTGAACACCCGGCACCTGCTTCAGCGGCACATTCCAGCGGAAAGGCCGGTCACTCCGGTTGCGACGCGCCCGGACGACCAATAACCTTGTGTGCGCCGAGCCGTTTAGAACGAACGCATTCTTCGATGGCAGCAGATCGAGCGTGCCACCGACAGCGGCCACGCACTCCCTGATCTTCGCCATCGCGTCGTTGCGGATGGTCTCGATCTTCCGCAAGCTGTCGAGGTAACGGTCCGCTCGCTGCGTAGCTGGCACTCCGGCGAGACGGTAGGCATTGCTGAGCGTTTGAAATCGGTTGAGAAACGCATTGTGGTGCGGCCCGCCCGGATCTTCGTCGATCAGCTTCGTTGATATTTCGCCGTGCTTCGAATAGATGCGCCGCAGGATGCCTACCAGCTCCTGCCGCGAGTATCGCTGCGCGCGCTCCCGTCGAATGTCCTGTGCCTGATGGAAGACTTCTGGATCAACCAGGGCCGGAAAGGCACGAGATTTTTTGATCCAAGCACCACGCGGGTTGTCGCAAACTTCACCCTGCAGCTTGTACGATCTCCGGTTGTACACCACGGTGCCGATGTACTTCTCATTCGTCAGTATGCTCACGACGACCGGCGGCGTCCACGGCCTACCGGATTCAGATTTAATGCCGCGCGCATTCAGTTCAGCGGCAATAGCTGTATCCCCTTTCTCCCTGCTTATGTACCAATCATATATCTGGCGCACCATGGCCACTTCATCATCGGGGCCCGCTACAAACACCACGTGATCAGCCGGCGCACCCTTACGGTCCCCGCTCGCCAAGATCCGGCGGATGGCGCCATCTGCTCCTACCGACGCCCTGCGCAAGCCATAGCCAGCCGGCCCACCTTGCTTATATCCAGCCTTCGCGAGCCGGGACTGGGCCTCAAACACTTTGACTGACAGCGCACGGCTGTATTCCGCAGCCATGGCGCGCTTCATGGTCTTGACGATCGCGGCGATTGCAGAACCGTCGTTATCGAACTCCTCCGCGCAGTAAATCACGTCGATTCCAGCATTCCGGCAGAGGAATTCGTAGTGTGCGCTCTCATCGACATCCTGGAATCGCCCCCACCGGCTAACGTCGTAGACCAGTATCACCGAGTACTCGACGCCCCTGCTCGCAACGTCCGAAAATAATCGCTGAAGACCGGGCCGCCCCTTTATGCCGAGGCCGCTCTTGCCGGGGTCGGCATACTCAGTTATCACCTCCATCCGGTGCAGGCGCGCATACGCTGCGATCGCCGCGCGCTGGTTGGCGATGGATCCGGCTTGGCCATCAGAAGACATTCGAAGATAGGAGGCTGCTTTCCGCGTTACTACTTTTCCTGCGTGGGAAGCGGATTTTTTTGATGGCATGGGGTACCTCGATCAGTTAGCCCAACGTGCCAACGATAGCACGACCGCGCGGCCCCGCCGGCAAGCAAGTCAAGAGCTACGTCAATCGCAACACGATTTTCTGCCAAAAACGCCGCAGCGAACAGGCGCCCGTGCATCTCTGCCAGCTCCGCCGCCACTCTGCACATTCGTTCAGTTCGGATATCCATAGGCACATGCTACCGGACACTGCTACCGGTAGTTTGCGCGAGATCAAACCTCGCGTTGAGTACGCAGCATGCCGGCGGCACGGCCGTTGTGCGCTTGCAGAAGCCCCTCCAGCTCGCTGACCATGTCGAGCACCCGCTCGCGCTCGAACCCAGAGCCGCCAACCGCTCCACGCCCTGATCCCTTGCAGGGCGCGCAGATGCGACGGTCGACGGTGTTGCCGCTGCCGTGGCAACTCTCGCACTTCCCATCGAGCCAGTAGCCCAGAGAGCGCTCGGCGACGCGGCGGTACAGCACCTGGGCGGCTTGGGCGTCCCACGCGGTACCCTCCTTCACCCATTTGCGCTCGCGGCCCTTCTCGATCACCCGCGCGGTCCAGATGCGCAGCAGCTGCGCCAGGTTGGCACTACCGGATTCGAACAGCTTGTGCTGCGTGCCGTCGGCGTACTTCACGCGCGACAGCAGCGAGCCAATGCCAGCGCCCGCCGTATCCGCCAGCGCTGCAGCGCACAGCGGATCGGTGTCGTGGTGGTGCGCGTCGTCCTGCAAATTGGTGGAATTTACAGCGTGAAGAAAGCGGTCGGCGAAGCCCATGGGTTACCTCGATGTGGAAGCCCGAACGTTAACACATCCATGAAAAAAAGAAAGAGGCGTTGCCGGGAATCTGTTGTTCTGCGTCACCTCCACTTCTTGTTCACCTTTGGCGGCTTGGGTTTCTTCGGTTTTGGCTTCGGCTTCTCGACCTCCAGCTTCACCGATTCGGCCGGGTCGCGGTAGCATGCCGCTGGAAGCGCGCGGCTGCGTTCGGGCGCCTGCCGAGCCGGCGCCAACATCACGGCCAGCAGTTCCGCCTTGCTGAGCGGCGCGTTCATTCGCCCTCCAGTTCGGTGACAGCCTTCAGCTGCGCGGCCAAGTAGGCGCCCATCTCCAGCAACGGCAGCGCAATCACGTAGTGGCGCACAGCCAAGCGGATGGCGGCGTACTCGCCGGTCGTCAGGTCCAGCAGCGAGGTTGGCCTGGCGAGCGCTTTCGAATGCGCGGCCCAGGCCTTCGCGCCGGCGACGTATGCCGGTCGGTTGCCCTGCTGCGACCAGATCGCGCACGCCGTCAGCAGGTGCTGGCTGAGCGTGTTCGCCATGCGGCCGGTGGCAAGGCCGCGCTTCGCCGCATCAAGGGCCGTGAGCACGGCCATGCGGATCATGAACACGTCCGCCGAATCGAGCAGCCGCTTCGCGGCGAGAACGTCGAGTGGATTGGCAACATAGGTGAACCGCGCGCCCATCAGGTAGCCCTCCGCGCACGATACGATTCCCAGTCGCAGACCACCAGGTGGCCTCCGCCCTCGCGCAACCGATCGAATGCCCGGGCGCCCAGGTAGTCCTCCAACGCCTTGATCGCCAGGTTGCTGATCACAATGGTTGGCCGGCCGGCCTCATAGCGGCCGTTGATGATCTCGAACAGCACGAGCTTCTCCGTGTCGGTGCCGTGCTGCACGCCCACCTCGTCGAGGATCAGAAGGTCCGGGTCGACCAGATCCGCGATCGCCTGTGCCTCGGTTCGACTGTTGCCCTTCGTGTAGGTCTCCTTGACCGAGCGCACCGCGCGCATCACGGACGTGAACACCGCCTGGCCGCCCTGCTCCAGCACCACGTGCGCGATGCCGATGGCCAGGTGGGTCTTGCCGGTACCAACGTCGCCGCAGAGGATCAGGCAGGTGCCGGCGCGACGCACCGCGGCGAAGTTCGCGGCGTACCGGGTGGCGACGCGCAGCGCCTTCTCCGCATCGTCGCAGGTCGGCACGTAGGTTTCGAGCCGGCGGTCAGCAAAGCGCTCAGGAATCGCCGCGCGGCCCAGCCGGGCATCCCAGGCCCGGCTACGCAGTTCGGCTTGCCAGGAGGCCTGTGCCACAGCCGCAGCGGCATGCTCAGCAGCGTGCTCACACTTCACGCAGCCAGACCAGCCGGCAGGCAGCAGTAACGACGTGTACTCGCCGTGCTGCGCGCAGCTTTCGAGGATGGCGCTCATGTAGCGCGGCCGGCGCTCAGAACTTGCCATCGTCACTAACCCCTGCGCGGTAATCCTGCGAGCCGAAGTTTCCATGTACTGCCCCTTTCTGCGGCGTGCCGCGTTTGATGATCAGCTGATTCCACTTCTCGCGCAGCTTGGCCGGCGAGAGGATGTTTGATTGCCAGAAGCTGTCGTTGTTCGCCCACAGGAACAGTTCGCAGATCTCGCGGTGCGTGCGCTTATCCCGCTCGACCATCAGGCGGACGTCGTTGCCCCATGCTTCGAAGTTCGGCGGCTTTGCGCTGGCGTCCAGGCGCTTGACCAGCCCGAAGCAGTAGCGTGCACAGGTCTCGTCATCGGGCGACGGCCTGCGCTTCGTGCGCCGCTCCGCGGACGCGTCCTGCCCACCGTCAATCTGCTCGTCGGCGTTTTTCGCCGACAAAGGTTTTATATATGGTGTATGGGTAGTGGGTATTGGTGTTTGGGTAGCCGTTGCAGGCGTTGCAGGTGCCGTTGCAGGTGGCGTTACAGGTTCCGGCTGTTCCGGCTCTTGCAACGCGGCCACCAGCAGCCGCAATTCCTTGATTCCGATATTCCAGGCGGCATGCCTGCCGGCCGCTGTAAGCTGCGCAAACAGGCCTGCACGCTCGTCTCTATGCCGTTTCATGCGAGTTTCCTCGTTGGCTTTTTTCGCCTCACGTTCGGGCTCGCCTGCCTGGTAAGCCGCGATTATTTCGTCGCAGGTTTTGTGATGCCAGCCATCCGTCTCAAGAAAAAAAAATTCTTTGAGAACAGCATCAACTGATTTTTTTTCTTCGCGGGTGCGTGCACGGACCACGCGTTTTATTTCATCCGTGTCCGGATCGAGCGGCAATTCCTTGTCCAGGTATCTTCGAATCATGCGGCAGTAGATCCCATCCTCGCACGCCGAAAGGTGCGATGTGTTCTTGTCGTAGTCGCCGATATGGTGCTCAAAATAGTTCAAGGCCGGCCTCCTCGCGCGGCGGCATATGCCGTCCGGCCGGTCACGGCGTCACGGATCGTCGAAACGCCGACGCCCAGCTGGCGCGCCACGGACTCGTAGCCAGCGCCGCGCACGCCGGGCTTGTAGAGCGCCGCCACCTGCTGCAGCTGCTCGTTGGACAGTGCTCGGCGGCGCGTCACGATGCATTCTCCTGGTCCAGCGCCACCAGGTCGAACAGCGTTGGCATGCTGACTTCGCGCTCGGCCTCCTTCAGGTAATGCACCTGGTCGCGGAAGTACGCGGCGTTGAGTTCCGAGCCGGCGCCGCGGCGGCCCAGCTTCACGGAGCGCACCCCTACCGTGCCCAGACCATGAAATGGGTCGTAGACGGTTTCGCCGGGATTGGTATAGCGGTTGATCAGCCGCTCAACGATATCGATCTGGAACGGGCATACGTGGTTCTCCACGGCGCGCGCCGCCTGGGCGCCGTTCAGCGTCTTCATGCGCACGATGTCGTGCCAGACCATCGGGTCGCTGCTGCCCGGCGCCAAGCTCATGTAGGTGGCCGGCAGCGACTTGTTCGCCAGCATCTGCTCGCCGGTGTCGACGTGCAGCTGGTAGTCGTAGACGTTGGCCAGGGACAGCTCGGTGAACATCTTCGCCAGCTTGGCCGGCCCGTAACTGGCCAGCTCCGCCGCGCCCAGCAGGCGGTTGCCGCTGGAGCGCCAGAATGCGTGCGCATCGACCTGCCAGCGCGCGACGCTGTAGCCGGTGCCGGGGATCGGCGGCAGCGCGCGATCGAAGTCCACCGGCAGGCCGTCATCACCCAAGCACTGCGGCTTGGCCTTCGTCACCGGCGTGTCGGCGTAGCCACGCGCGCGGTCCGTCTGCGGTTTGTGGAACAACAGGATGTACTCCGGCGAGCCGACGCCCATTTTCGTGCCGTCCTTGCACACCTCGGAATAGCCAAGGCGGTAGGTCTGGTTGTTCTCGCGCACCACGTCGGTCACGACCGTGATCATGCCCATGTAGTCGAACCCGTGCTTCAGGCCATGGAACAGCGCCTCGGCGTGGAATGGGCTGACCGTCGGCACGCCGGCACCGGTGACGTTCCCGAACAGGATCCGATCCTTGACGTGGCAGGCGTAGATGCGGCCAGGCTGCAAGATGCGCAGCAGTTGCGGCGTGAGGAAATCCATCTGGCGCCAGAACTGGGCATTGTCCTGAGTATGGCCGAAGTCGTTATAGCTCGGGCTGTATTCGTAATGGTTTGCGAACGGGATCGACGTCAGGATCATGCCGACGGAGTTTGCCGGCTGCTCCAGCGCCTCCAACACGCAGTCGTTGTGCGCGACGCTAAAGCGCTCACCGACGGCGACCTGGCGCTGCACGCCGATGGTACGAGCGAGCGAATCCTGCATCGACAACTGGTCCAGCCCATAGGTGCGGATGATCTCGCCCATCTTGGCCTGCATCTCCTCGTGCTGCTGCCACTTCACCTGCAGGTCCGCCAGTACCTTTCGCTCGACCTCGGTGTGCACGATGTCGATGATGACCGGGTGCTTCTGCTGGAAGCGCTGGACGCGGTGAATGGCCTGGATGAAGTCATTGAACTTGAAGCCGATGCCGGCAAAAATCTCGCGGTGACAATGCACCTGGAAGTTGCAGCCTGAGCCCGCGATGATAGGCTTCGTCGACAGGACCGGGAACTTGCCGTCGCTGAAGTCGGCAATACGCTGCTCGCGCTCCTCCAGATCCTGCGTGCCCCACACGCTCACGGCGGCAGGGATTGCGGCCTGGATGGCGTGCCGCTCGTCCTCCAGGTCGTGCCAGACCACGAAATGATCTTCCGGCGCGGCCGCGATGATTTCGGCGACCTTGGCGACACGCGCCGGCATGCTGTCGCGCTTCTCGCCGGCGGCGGCCGACAGGCCCATGGCCACGTTCGGGATCAGCAGACCCTGGCCGTTCTTCTCGGCGCCGGCCGTCTCGTAATTACTGGGCACCTCGTGGTAGCGGACTTCGATCGGCGGCAGATCGTAGCCCTCATCCGAGTGGCCGAGGTCGCTCGGCCGCTGGATGAACACGGCCCAGCTGGCTACCCAGAGCCAAAATTCATGTTCCTTGTGCGGGTACAGGGTCAGATTGCCGGCCTTCTCGCTGTCGCGCTGGAAGAAGCGGGTCAGCGCCTGGCCGGTGTCCATCACGCCAAGATAGCCGGCGTAGTGGATCAGCTCCTTGAAGCGGTTCGGGCTCGGCGTGGCCGTGTAGACGAACTTAAACTCGACCGGCTCGAACATCGGGAGGAATTCCTGATAGGTCTTGCTGCCGTAGCTGCGCAGTACGCTGGCCTCGTCCAGGCCCGACGCTTGCCACTTCGTGACGTCGACCTTTGCCTCGCGCACCGATTCGTAGTTTGTCATGTAGATCGTAGCCGGGTCGTCGATCTCGGCGTCCGAGCGGATAAAGCGCAGGTCGACCGCCTGGTCTCCGGTGAAGCGCTTCGCCACCTCGCGGGAGAACTCCTGGCGCACGCCGAGCGGCGCCACGATGCCGCGAATCCCGCCCGGCCGGTGGATGCCGATCTGCCGCATCACCTCCAGGTTGGTGCTGGTCTTGTGCAAGCCGAATGATGCGAAGATGGCCCGCTGGCCACCAGTGAGCGCCCAGCGCACGATGTCGCGCGTGTGCGGCTTGAGGCCGGGGTGGATCTGCTCCAGCGGCACGTCGAAGCCCTTCTTCTGGGCCAGCTTGATCTTCTCGCGCAGGAACTGGCCGTATTCGGCCTGCACCAGCAATTTTTGTTCTTCAGGACTAAATGCGCTCATGTCTTTTCCGTTTCAGGTTAAATTCCAGCAGCTGGTGCAGCAGCAGCCTTCAGGGCTTTCAATAATTTTCGGTAGTGCGCGGTCATGGCGACCAACTGGTCGACCGTGTAGTGGCGCGGCTCGTTGTCGGCCTCCAGCGCCTCAACGGCGGCCAGGCCGATGCGCGCGATCACGCCGGCGCGGAACGATGCTGCAGTGGTGCCGCCGGGGCGGTTGCAGCCCTTGAGCTGCTTGAACACGTTGCGATGGTCGAATCGCAGATGCGGGTGGCTGCCGCGCGAGAGGTAGTGGCCCGCATCCCAGGCGCCGCCGTGTATGCCGTCATCGTGAGCGAACTTGCTGCAGTCGATGCACGGCTCGAAGCGGTCGCGGAATCGCACCCAGGCGTTGAACGCCTTCTGGCAGTCGGCCACGTGGTCGGCCTTGCGCTTGAACTTGGCCAGCTTCTCCTTGCGATCCTTGCGTTCGGCCTTTGCAACGGCCAGGCGTTGCTTCTCGATCTTTGCCATGGCCAGCGCGGCGCCGCAGTCCGGCGAGCACCATTCGACAAACGGCTGATCGGGCACGAACTCGGCGCGGCAGGACCGCACCTTGCACTTCTTCGCGCGCGCCGCCTTGGTCGCGATCTTCGTCACCTCGCGCGCCTCGATGCGTTCGGCGCGTGCGAAGCCGTTGGATTTCATTCCCGTTTTGCGAGCCGGCATCGGTGCGCGCCTCATAGCAGACCGCCTTGATTCGATAGCAAATTGCTATGATCAAACTCAGCAATTCGAGTAATATTATTTGCAACAAAATTCGGAGGCGTGAGATGCCCCACATCATTCAGGAACCTTATCGAGGCTGGGACATAACGATTCGGTGCAGTCATATCGCGAGCAAGATTCACCCTTCGCGATACACCGCTATTGCCGAGGCAGAATTGCAGCAAGGCGAGAATCCGGACGACTGGGTCGATCCGCGAATGCAGGTACTCAGCACGGGCGGCAGGAGCTTCCCGACCGATGATGCGTGCATCAGCGCGCTGCTCAGCGAGGCTAAGCAGTTGATCGACGCGTTGCGACGCTGACGGGTTCATCGGCGCGATGCCGGGCTTCATGGGTGAGCGGCGCATCAAAGATCGGCCTCCGAAAACAACCGCGGCTGAACCGCGCCATTCGCATACACGGTATCCATGATGGTGGTGGCGATCGGCTCATCGCCGTCCCAGCCATCTGGCCAGGTTTCCAGTTTGATCAGCTCGCGGATGCGTGCCTCCTCGGCGTTGATTAGGTCCACCAGCGGCCGGCCGGCGGCACGCGCGGCCTCGTTCACCTCAGCTTGGATGCCGAGGATCGTCGCGAGGCCCATTAGGCGCGCCTCGAAGGTCAGCGGCCCCATGCGCTGCGGATTGGCCGCCGTTTTTCCACTCCTCAGGATCTCAAGGCCGGCCTTGCGCAGTCGATGCTTCGGCAACCGCAGTTCACGCCAAAGCGGCTTGATGCGCTTCAGCGGCGCCAGGTAGGCCCACTGCGGGCTCAGCAGAATGTTATCCAGCGCCATATCGGAGTCAACCAGCGGGCAGCCAGTGCAGCCGGTGCGCGCGTTGATCTCCTCCGCCTCGTCGCCTCCATAGGCCTCCGCGATCGCGGCCGTGCTCCAGTCGCCGAACTCGGCGCCAGGCGCCCAATGGCGCAACCACTCCCACACATGGCAGACGCGCCAGTGCAGCAGCGGCGCAAGCGTCGCGAGCCGGCCGCGCAAACCCTTCGCCTCTGGCAGCACCTTCTGATACCAGCCTTGGCCGCACTCGGCGCCGTCCTTGCTGCAACTCATTTCAATGCGCTGGTCGCGGATAGCGCGTTCCCCCTGGCGCACGCCGGTGATCATCAGTACCTGGCCATCGAGCTCCGCGAGACGCTGCTCCAGCGCGTGCTGCATCGGATCGATCTTGATCTGCCGCGTGCACCAGCGCAACGTATTGTTGTTCGGCGGCGGCACGCCGCGCCCCAGGATGTAGACCATGAAGCGCTTGTCCAGCGTCGCGGTCACGACTTCAACTTGGATGCCGCGCTCGCGCAGCTCGTCGATGATCTGCTGGGCGGAGTGCGCCAGCGGAAGTAGCTCCTGACGCGTGTCAGCGTAGAAAACGGTCAGGGTTTTAGGGCGTGGCACGCGGCCGGTGTCCAGCAGCCAGATGATCAGGGTCAGCGTGGCGCTACTGTCTTTGCCGCCGGACCAGGCTATGCCCCAGTGGTCGTGCGACGCGCCGTAGGCCAGCAGCGACTGAATCGTCATTTCGATGGAGTCGGTCATCTGCAGGCGCTTGGCGCCGGCAGCGAAAATATCGGCTTGGTTCATGCTACGATTACCTCCTCTACCGTCAGGAGGTAATCATGATTCCAGCGATGCAGATTTCGCACGAAGGTTGGTTGATTTCGACGGCATGCTGGGACGAGGTCCCGCCATACTGGAAGCCTGGCGATCCATATCAGTACTGCGCCAGCGGCAAAGCTGAGCTTGTCAATCCCAGCGCCCATAAGGGAGCGTGGCTTTCCAAGGCGACAATCGTAGCTCGTCCTGACTTTGACAATCTCTACACGGATTTCAATGCCGCTCACGCGACAGTCGTTGAATCGCTTCGCGAGATGATCGATGCGTTGAAAGTTCCTTGATGGGCGCTCCGCTCCCACTGCGTTGATCACTTGTGCGACTGCAGTCATGGCCGCGCTCCCAGCGACAGCGCCACGCGTGCGCGCTTCGCAGTCAGGCCAGCCACGCGGCAACCGCCGTCGGTTGCATGGAAGTACTGCAGCTGCAGCAGCTGCTGGCTAGCACGCGCGAAGCCGGCGGCGACCAGGCGCTCCAGTGCAGCCGCATCGCGGCGGTTCACCAAGTATTCGTTGCGGAAGCCCCAGCGCACCATCGGGTGGTGCGGCGTCGCACCGACCATGTGACGCAGAATGTCCAAGTCGCCGTCCTGCAGCGTAGCGACGCGGTCGGCCACCTGGCAGCCGTGGCACTTCTTGTGCTGCAACAGCACTTTTGCCGGTGCCGCCTTGCCGCAGGTGCAGCGCTTCGATTGCAGCACCGGGCCCGGCTTTTCGTTGGCGATGGCCCGGTGCTGGCGCTCTGGGCGCGATAAGTCATACATCATGATAGGATTCCTTTTTGGTAACTATTGGGGCTGCAATGAAATTCGAGAAATGGACCGTGCTCACACTGTTCGGCATCGCAATGCTCGTCGCCATCCATCAATACATTGCATTCCTTTTCGATCACCACGGTTGGAAAACCATGACTGCCGGCGATTGGGGCACATGGATAGGATCGATAGGAACGGTTGGCGCTCTGCTTGGCACGATGTGGATAGCCACGACAGAAAGCAGGCGACGACGCAGCGAGGAAGTTCTCAGGGCAAATATCACTGCAGCAGCTTTGGCACCAAGAGTTGAGCTGCTCGCCAACCAGCTTCGCGCTTTTCGAGACAACCTGATGTTTGAAAACTTGGAGGGCGCGCCATACAGGAGTCCCGCTGAGGAAGCTATATATATCCTCGGAATAACGTACCTTCCAGCGACGACGGAGGAACTGATGGTGCTCGCGGCGCTCGAAAACGGATTCGCTAGCAAACTCGCATATGCGCAGGGTAGGCTGGATATCATTTGCCGAGCAATATCCGAATATGTGAGTGCAAGCGACGGAGCTCCATTGCAAAAAAGAGACGCTGAAAAGTGGGAGCGGCTTGGCGATGAACTCGCAGAGCGGTTTAGCGTGATAGCTCTTCGATGCACCCATGCAGCGAGGACTCATGCTCCGCCACCCACGCCGGAGGAGCTGTACGGACCGTAAAGCGGTGTTTTTCACGCTGCCACCGAACCAATCTCGCGTTCGTGCATGAAGTTCGCCTGGATCAGCGCGCGGGCCATCGGCGGGCAGACGCTGTTACCGCACATGCGGACCTGGGCTGATTTCGTCAGCGGCACACGCGGCAGCGCCAGCGGATCGCCGTCGGCCTGGTGTCCGTCCTTGAACAGCAGCTTTGGATCAGGGATCTCGCGGATCACGTAGCTGGCCGGGAAACCCTGCGCGCGGTACAACTCCGCCGGTTCCAGCATGCGCAGGCCGATATCGACGATCTGATAGTCCACGCCCTCGATCGTCACCAGGCCGTAGCGGTCCTTGGTGGTGACCGTATGCAGCGGTTCTTCGAGGCGCGGATCTTGATCGGTGCCGTAGTACTTCACCAGGAAGGCGCGCACTTCGGCGTGGTGCTGGCCGCCGGCGCTGACCGTGTGCAGCGGCTCGTCCATGTCGGCCGTGCTGCTGGTGCCGCGCAACTTGACCAGGCTGCTGGTCACGACACCAGCTGTGGCGCCGCTCGCGGTGATCGTATTGATTGGCTGCTCGACATCACGGATTCCATGGCTGAAACGCTTTCCACCGCCCGCGCCTTCACCGTGACCCATGTGGATCAGATTCGCAGTAACCAGGCTATGGTGATCGCAGCCTGTGACCGTTCCGAGCGGGTCTTCGAGATCCGAGCCTACGACGCCGGTGTAATGCTTTGCGAGAAACGCTGTGGCGATCGCGGTGTCGCCCTTGGCCGTGATCGTAGCCGCCGGCTCGTCAGCACCACGCGGCCGGCTGTCTCCGGCACGGCCGCCCACGCCGACCAGCGTCGCCGAGACGGCGCTGAAGTGACCGCCCTTGACCTGCGCGCAGATGGTGCGTAGCGGCTGGTCGGCAGGCATGGTGCGCTGGTTGCTGGAGTTGGCGTGCTCGTTGAGGAAGGCGGTCACCAGCGCCGCCTTGCTTGCGCCGGCCACCACCGTGCCCAGCGACTTCTCGATATCGAGCGCACGCGGCGTCTGGCCATCGCGCTCACCGTAGCCGGTCTGCACCATGGTGGCGACGGCCAGCGCCTTCTCGCCGCGCTGCGCGCTGGTGATCGTGCGGAACGGCTCGTGAACGGATTCGCTGCGGTAGCCGCCTTGGTGCGTCACCGGCACGATGCTGGGCACGACAATGGCGCGGTGGTTCTCCGTCGTCAGCGTGCCGAACGGTTGGTCGGCCGGCACCGGTTTGCCCGAGTAGATCGGGCCGCCCTGCCCGATGATGAACGGCGTTTCCGCGTCCACTACGTAGCGCTGGATGCCCTTCGCGATGCGGCGCAGCGTGGCGTCCGCCAGCGGGCGCTTGCGCTCGAAGATCGACGGACACGGAATGGACCAATCGATGCATTCGGCGGCAGTTCGCCACGGTGCGAGGTTTCCGGCCAGCACGCCGGCCGAAGTCGGCGCGCCGTTGGTCGGCGCCGGCCAGCGGATCGGCAGGCCGTCGCGGCGCGCCACGAGGAAGAAGCGCTTCCGGATTGTCGGCGTGTCGTAGTCGCTGGCGCGCAGCTCGCGGTGGTCGACCGTGTAGCCGTGGCCGCGCAGCTGGCGCAGGAAGCTCTCGAAAGTCTTGCCCTTCTTCGCCGGATCAGGGCGGAAGTTGCCCTCGGCGTCGACCAGCAGCGGCCCCCACGTTTTGAACTCTTCAACGTTTTCCAGCATGATCACGCGCGGCTTGCACTTCGCCGCCCAGCGCAGCGTCACCCAGGCCAGGCCGCGAATGTTCTTCGCCACCGGCGTGCCGCCCTTGGCCTTGCTGAAGTGTTTGCAGTCCGGCGAAAGCCAGACAAGGCCCACGGGCTGGTTGTTCGTGACCTTGATAGGATCTACGTCCCACACGCTCTCGCACAGGTGCTTGGTGTGCGGGTGATTCATGGCGTGCAGCGCCAGGGCTTCCGGATCATGGTTGATCGCGATATCGACCGGCCGGCCGAACGCTTCTTCCAGGCCGGTGCTGGTGCCGCCGCCGCCGGCGAAGTTGTCAATGATCAGCTCATGGCCCAAGTCCAGCTGCGGCGTCATGATGTCGCGACTCGCGCGGCGCGGAGTACGGCGCGCCGCTGGCCGTGATGCTGGAACCGGCGATGCCATCATGGTGGCAACGTCTTCCAGAGGCAGATCAAAATTGAAGTTGTCGCGCTTCATGCCCGCGCTCCCGCTGCGCGGCGCGCAATGGTGACATGCGCAGGGTAAGACGTGCCGCATACCCGACCGGAGTTTTCGCCACTACGTGCTACTCTCGCATTCTCACCGGGGAATCGCGCATGAATAGCATCAACGAAGTTGTACAGATAGGCAAATGGCGCATGAGAATTGAGGTCGAACGCGTCTCGCGTGATACCGAAGGATTCGTGTACTACATTTCTTCCATTACTAACACAGAACAGCCGAGCGGACTTGCTCATCACGACAGCGTTGCCGATAAGGTCTTCCCGACGGCAGACGAGGCGTTCGCGGCCGCTTATTACTGGGCGACCCGGAAGTACAAGTAAGTGGATCTTCCTCATGGGTGGCCCGCCTTCCTGTCGGTGAGGTCGACCGTCATGCGCAGCTTGCGGCGCGCGCGGTACTCCGCAGCGCCGGTAGTCGCGTTCTTCTCAGCGATGTGCTCACGGTCTTTTTCGCGCCATTCGCGGGCCGCGAGTGTGACTTTCTCCTCCGGCGTGCCAGTCTGTGCTGGCGCCGGTCCTTGCTGTAAAATAGCTGGCATGTAATTCCTCTTGTAGGTGATCGGGCCGCGCTGCAACGCGGCCTTTTCTATTTCTGCTGTTCAGCGGCGGCTTCGCGCGCTAGGCGCTCGTAATGCCCCCGAGCCATCACATGGCCCGGCTCAGTCGGCAGCGGCTCGACTCCCTGCTCTTTTTTCTGGTGTTGCTGACTCATCGATTACTGCGTCTTCTCGGCCAGACCGGCGCGGATGTCAGCCACGGCGAAGTTGAACTTTTCGTGCGCCTTCAGGATCATGCTGTCGCCGAACGGCAACTTGCGGTGACGGATCTTGCTGATCACTGGCGGAGCCACTTCGAAAGCACGCGCCAGCTCCGCATCATTCTTCAGTTTCAGTTTGTCGATCAGGGTGTCCAGCAGCGCTGGCGCGCCAGGTTGCGCTTGTGCAGTCAATGACATGCGGTTCTCCATCTTTTATGTCGCCGCGCGCATCGGGGCGCGGCATCCCGTTACCGCTCGTTGAGTTCAGGGCACCTTGATTCCACACGCCTTCAAAATCGCCGCCTTTGCGTGGGCAGCACCGCCGCCGCGTGCGCCAGCAGCTGTCTGCAGCGCGCTGGCAATGTCCATCACCTGCCTTGCCGTCGCCTTGCGCTTGCGCAGCTTTGCGGCAATCAACTCCATATCGTGAGCGCCAACCGCAAGATCAAACATGCCGCGCAGCACCACACCAGACCAAGCGCAGTCGTCCTCCTTCCAGGCCGAGGCGATGCAGTCCATTGCGCGCTTCAACGCCGCGGGATTCGCGTTTGAATACGAGGTAATGGCGCCAATCGCATTGGTGAACCCCTTACGGAGGCCACCGGTGCTGACCGCTATATCATATGTATTCATGATGGACTGTGCAGCGAGCGCGACAGGATCTCTGGCGACGAGCGCAGCGTCATGCCGTTGTTTGGACGTGGCGTTTTTTTTGCCTTTGCCATTCCCAATTAAAAAGCACTTGGCCTCGCTTTCGCGGGAACCATGCACCACCATCGCCTGGATATGCGTGTAGCCCAGTTGACCGGCCATATGCACGGTGTGTTGTCCGTCGGTGATCATCATTCGGCCATCGGGGCGCACGGAGACGTTGATCGCCTTCATCGCGCCTGGCTCGAAGTTCTTTGCGTAGCTATTGGCGCGGATCACGTCCAGTGCGCGCTGATAACCGCCGCTTCCTGAATCAACGTACAGATCGGCGATTGCGACGAGGCGCATCTCGATATCGGGAGCATTCTTTACTGCGAGGTGCTGTTGCATGGTGGTTCTGCTCTCCTATGGGTTTACAAGAGGATTCATGGTGGCTCCTTTGCATTGGTGGCGTATGCAACTGGCTGGTCGAGGATTCACATGCGCATGTGGTGGCGTGGCATGCTGAAGTTCGTCCGGCCCGGCAGCACCATGGCCATGTTCTGGCCACCGACTGGCCATTCCATGCGCGAGCGTGGCGGCTTATCATTCTTGCGCTGCTCCACCCAACCACGCGCCAAGTCCCGCAGCTTGCGGCTTTGCGGCACATCAGCGGCGGCGCAGGCCTGGTTGAAATCGCGGTATTCGTCCTCGTTGAAAAGCACTTTCGCAACGAGGATGCGAGGTTTGGGCATCTGGGTATGGTTCATGATGTTTTCCTATAAAAGTGATTCAGGCTTTCGGGTGATGCTGATGATTCAGGTGTTGCAAACTTGGTGGCCGGCGCCGTCAGCCAGGCAGGCCGCAAGTAGCGGCGCCGGTGGCTGGCGCGACGTAATGAGTGAAGCGATCGCCCTGCTTCGCCAGCACTTCCAGCAGCGTGGTCTGCTTGCGCAGCTCGGAGAGGATCAAGGCCGGCGTTTCGTCAGCGGCCAACTCGACGCCGGCCACCTCGGCAACCACCGGCGCCGGGCCGCGCACCGCGTCGGCGAACGCCAGCAGCACGGTCGCGGCGGCGCTGGCGACGGCAGCCGGGTCAGCGTTGTCGGCGTCCAGGTTGAACGCAGCCAGCAGCGCGGCGGTGATGGTTTGGTGATTGCTCATGACTACCTTTCTAAATATTCGGGCGGGAGATTCCAATGCGTTACAGTTGCAGTTCTCACACAACAACTTGCAAAGGGATCTCCCATGGAACAGGACTCCGACTTCGATATCGAGGCCTACTGCGAAAAAACTCTCGCAATGGAATTCGTACTGCAAGGAATTTGCTCAGCACTCCCGAAGGAGCAAGCAGACAAAGTCCTAATTCATCTCGCTCGACTCCAGGAGCACTTCGCCGACCCCGCACGCGAGAAAGATGGAACACGGGATGCATGGAAGCGCGTAATGGTGCGCATCAATCCGTTTGTCGAGATTCTTTCCGGGCTTCCGCCGCGGCCGCTTCACTGATCAATCGAGTTCCGATCGAACTGGTCTGCTGGGCCAATTTCTGGAAGCCTGCCAAACGATTCGCCGCGGCCAGTGCCTCTTCCGCGCGCGGCGCAGCATCGCGCACTCGCGAGAGCGCCAGTTCGGCGGCAGCAGCGGCGCCAACCACCTGCTCCAGCAGTGCCAGCACCTCGCGCACCTGGCTGTCGTCGACTTCGATCTTCAGCGGTACGCTGGCCGCTCGGATATCGATCGACTTGGTGAGTCCATCGATAGCTGCACGCAAGTTGTTCACTTGCTCGACCGGGACATACCCGAGCCGTGCCATCAGGCGGTCGATGAAGCGCTTCATGCGGTTTCTCCGGTGGTGTTGTGCTGGGTCACGGCGGACTGGGCCGCACCAGGCGATGCTGGAAGCTCGGGCCAGATCAAATGCCAGTCGTCTGGCCGCAGATCTGCGCGGGTGACCGCACCTCCCGTCTGCACTTCAATCTGCGGACAATGCTGAGGTGCCACAGGCCGGATGCGCTCAACCCACTGATGGAGAAGCGCTGACGACACACCAATCGAACGAGCAAATGCTGCCTTCGTGGTGACCGAGCTTGAGAAGTAGTTTTTCAGGTCCATGGCGCAATAATAGCACCGCTATTACATAAGTCAATAGCATTGCTCGTTGCGATGAATAATAGCATTGCTATACTCCGCCAAATGAAAGCAGATCCTAAACCCTTAGAACAGTGGCAAATCGACGACGCGGATCGCCTGAAGGCGCTATTCGATAAGCGCGAACCCAAGATTTCGCAGTCAGATTTCGGTTCTCAGTTTGAGCTGGGCACGCAGGGGATGGTCTCGCAGTACCTTCTCGCCAGACGGCCACTCAACATCAAGGCAGCGACGGCGTTCGCGCGCGGCTTGGGTGTCTCCGTCGCCGATTTCAGCCCACACATTGCGGCTCAAATTAACGAAGCATCATTGGCCGCAGGAGAGATACCTGGCGTGCGAGCAGTGACCGATGATGATGATCACGCGCCAGCATCGGTATCCATTCGCATGGTCTCGATGCACGTGCAGGCTGGAATTGACGATGTCAATCTTGAGCCGATCCGTGGTGACGACGCAGCGCACCATGTCCCAAGACAATGGTTGGAAGAAAACGACCTCAACCCCGCTTCGTTGGTGGCCGTAAAGATCAAAGGCGAAAGCATGCAGCCACTCATGTTCGAGGGCGACATCGCCGTTGTAAACACAACGGACAAAGCAAGGAAAAACGGAGGCGTCTTTGCGATGAACTATAACGGCCAGGCTGTGATTAAACGCCTAAAGTATGAACGCCGCGAATGGTATTTGACCTCGGAAAATCCTGAATTCAAGCCGGCTCCGTGCCATGGCGCCGACTGCATAGTTATTGGTCGCGTTGTTCACTTTACTCCCAAAAACTTCCGCGACCGCCTCTGACAGTTCGCAACAATTCGATAGATTTCCAGTTGTCAATTTTTCATATAATTGGGAACTACTTTGCGCCCCGTGGCTCCCTCATGCAAAAAATACTTTCCGCACTGATTGCGCTTTCGTTGGGCGTAACCTACTCCGCTTTTGGTCAAGAGAAGATTTCGAAGCCACAACAAAAGCGGAGCACTGCGCAACCCTCTTCTCGGCAAAAAATTCAAGTAGCCGACTCTCTGGCAAAGTATGCGCACGAGCCATTCGATCCGGCAGGCGAAGTGCTTCCAGCTGGGTATCGAGGGCATAGTTGCCGAGAGATTACGAGAATTTTGAAGTTATCCAATCCGCAGAAGGACGAGTTCGAAAGCAGCACTGCGTATAAAGAACGAGTCGCCCATTTGGAAAGCGATGTCCTGTACGGAAGCATCACAGGTAGCAGTATCGTAGCCTTCACCTCCGAAAGGCCTGTAACCTCGGTCACCTACAATGCAGATACGGAGGGAATGCAAGTTACATACTTCACGTCGGGCAGCCTGAGCACCAGGGTGGGTAGCAACTTTGTGCAATCAGTTCTAGTGGAATCGCGCATCACCGATAGCAAGGAATATGTTGGAGAGAACGGATACGGCAAGAAGGTAAATGTACACCAGACGAGCCATAGCGCTTGCGCAGTAGCATTTTCGAACGTCAACACAATAACGCGGCAGGTCACGCTCCCTCACAGTTTCTTCTTTAAGGTTCCGGCCGACTACGCTAGGACGTTGAAAGAAAACATTGGAGTGCTGTATGTTGGTACGATCAAGGCCCCTTTCCTGGCTCAATATGTAAATTACATCAAACCAACGATCGATAATCCTACTGAGCTGATTTACTCCGGTGATGCCGTCGTTATCCAGCTCTCAAAGATTGTGTTGTATGACATAACGACGGGAAAAATGCTCTCGACTACCGATCTATGAAGCGCAAAGACAGCCATCAAGCCTGGCTACGAAGCTTCGTAGCAGCGCTTCTTCTAGCGGCATTCGCGCTGCCGCTGCGCGCCCAGCTGGCGCCGCCGGCCAGCGCTCCCGCCGTACCCGCTGCGCCGAAGAAAGCCGAGCCAAACGAAGCCGACCTGCAGACGCACAACCACTACGTGAACAAGGCTGGCCAGGACGTGCACTCGCCGGCGAAGTCCGTCGACGGCAAGGTGCCGGCCGGCGCCAGCGCGAAGTGCCGAGATGGGAGCTACAGCTTCAGCAAGAGCCGGCGCGGAACGTGTTCGCGACATGGTGGTGTCGCGGCTTGGTTGTAGATTCGAAGATCACTGAAAGGCTATTTACGCGAATTGAGCCGCGCACCATCCGACGGGCAGCCATAGCGTACGATAGAGCGAATAGGTGTAAGGCATCACAGTGAAAAGTTGCAATTACTAACAGAATGGACTTGGCAAGCATGGACGAACCGAAGCAAAACGCTAATGACCTTAATCCGAAAATAGTTAAGGCGCTAGCTCTGCAGCAATCTCTGAATCTTGCACTGTTGAGAGGTCTTATTGATATTACTAAGCACCTTTCGGTGGATAGTCAGCGCGATATTGCCCCGAATTTACAGGCCATAATAGAGAAAGCTGAATCGGTTAGTAATTGGCTGACCGAGTTATCAGAAGAATTCCCATCTAAATAACGAAGCACTTATCCCATGGACCCAAATCAAAATCTTCACTACATGAATGATGAAGTGCGAAAAATGATGAGCTCTGACCGCGAGCTATCGTTTGACGGCGGCGATGGCGGTGGCTATGATGGTCGCATGGAAGCCCGTATAGCAAAGCTCGAGGAATTCGCCACCGACGCCAAGGAGCGCTTGGTGAAGATCGAGTCACGCCTGGAGCAGACGGCTACAAAGTCCGATATTTCCGACCTCAAGGCTGACCTGCACAAGTCCAGCACCGATATTACGCGCTGGATGTTGGCCACGGTGATCTCGCTGTTCTTGGGGTTTGCAGGCCTGTTCTTCACCATGAGCAACGCGTCGAAGCCTGCGGCAGTGCCGCAGTCGCCTGTGACCGTATATACACAGGCACCTCCAGCACCTGCGCCTATCGCACCAGCATCCGCTGCTGCGTCGGATCACAAATGAGAAAAGCCCCGCTAGTTGGGGCTTTTTAACGACCTGAGCAAAACCCGCGCACCATTTGGTGCGCGGGAGACGACCGCACAACACCACCCGTTCCTATCGATCGCCATCCTCAAGATCGAGGGATAAGGAATCACCAAATCGCGGGTGTATCGTATTCAGCTTCGAAATAAAATCCTCGTAGTCTTTTGATAATTTCATTGCTGTCACCACCGACGCCAAGTGCTCTCGCAGCTTTGGATGTCCAATTTCCTGGGTGAGCCGGCGGTGAAGATGGGCTTTCTTCTCGTCTTTTTTTGCTTTCTTCTTTAATTCTTCAAGAAGTCCTGGTGCCAAACGTTCGTAAACTATGTCGTTTGTAAGCAACCCAAAATATTGAGGTCGGAAGCTTGGATTCTCCGGAGGGTAGGCCAAACCTCGTAACCTGAACATTTGCTCATAGAAATCCACTGGAAAAGTCTTGACATATGGTTGGAGCTCTTTCGCCACGAAGCTTTCTAATATCTTAGCAAGCGCATCTTTGGCCCGGTCCTTTTGGAAACCAGTCGCCTCATCTACAAGTGCAATAATACCAACACGCGCAAATCCCCTCACTAGTACCTCAGCTTGTGCAGCAATATGCTCCTGCTGCTTCTGAAGCGCCCCAGCCGCACGTGCATTAAGCACGACGTCGCAGATATCGGCAAGAATGGTTGCAGGATAGCCGAAAGCCACACCGCCACCCATGGATGAAGTAAACCTTATGGGGTTCGAGATCAGCTGCATCAAGTCATTGTTTACAAAAGGGGAAATGCCTTTCCCCTCTAGAAAATTGGTAAGCCGATCAGCACCACCTGCGCGGGTTCCGTAACTCATTCCTAAGCCCGAAATCACCCCGCGTTGCGACAGCACTCGAGTGCCATCATCAAGCACATAGCAAGGCAGTTCAACCTCGCCAATTTTGAGGGGATGGTCCGCCGATGAGTGGGTCGCCTTCGGCAATTTAGCAATCTCCGACTTTGCCAAAGCTGCTTTTTTCGCAATCTGCGAGCGCTCAGCGGGCGATAACGAAGCCGCTCTCGCGGCCCCGCCGGCTGCACGTCCGATTTTTTTCGTAACCATTGTTTTCCTCTACAGTAGATTTTTCGAAATATTAGCATGCAAAATGCATATTGCAAGCATTTTTTTATTTTTGCTTGCAAACGCACCTCGTAAACCCGGGCAATATCAGATGATTTAAGCATCTAAGGCAAATGCTCAAATGCAATATGTCTCAGCTTTCATTACCATCGACCGCGCTCCCCTGCCGCCCTCCTAGTCGGTCCAGATCTGACTTATCCGGCGCCAGGCGGGCGCCTGATTGCGGTGGCCGGCACTACTTGCGCACCCTCCCCATCATTCTGGTATCGCCGCGCATTGGCGGCTTCTGTCGGAGCTTTGCGCACTTTGCGATTACCACATTACTAATCTTCAAAGCTCCCATAAACAGAGCTCTTAAACGTGCTAATTGACTGTGCAAACGAGCTCCTCGTCTATCTTGATGAGAGCCCGACAGATACGCGTTATTAGGTTAATACAACCTTTTGCTGTACACTGAGCGTTCCCACCTCTGTACATTGTCTCCGTCTTTTTTCCTTCCTGTTTAGGCCTAGCCCATTCCTGTCCGAATCTTGACCTTTGGCTCTACCAAAGAGTTGGGTAAATTCGTCAACAGCTAGGAGTAGCATATCAGTACACACACAGGAACTATTCATTGGTTTAGCAGGTTAAAAGGTATTGGCCAGATCAGGCCGAATGCCGGTGGCTATGATGTCATGGCCAACATAAATGATTTCGTTGATGCGCAGCCAACAGGCTCGCTTGAACACAAGCTTGTCTCGTACAAGCTCGCCAATTCAGATTTCGGCGGACAAGCTCGACAGATCCACCTCGTACAGGGGGTCTAAGTCATGGCAAAAGAAGAACTCATCGAGATGCAAGGCGTTGTCCAAGACGTCCTGCCAGACACCCGTTTCCGCGTCGAATTAGAAAACGGCCACAAACTTGTTGCCTACACCGCTGGCCGAATGAAGAAAAACTTCATTCGCATTCTCGCCGGCGACCGCGTCACCCTAGAGCTTTCGGCATACGACTTGAGCAAGGGCCGCATCACGTTCCGTCATATCGACTCTCCTAGAGCAACAGGTTCTCGCCCGAACGTCCGTAATAGGCGTTAAGTTCAATCTTTGGCAGGCCTCCTGCCTCGCCTCTTTGCATCCGAGGTGCTGCATCGATGTTTGCTGCATAATACTCGGATGCAATACAAGTCTGCCGTCATCACCATCAGCCGTGAAACCCTCGCCGCATACTGGTCGAACCTGACTAGACCCATATTGCGCCTGGCGCTCGGCTGATTGCGCAGGCCCAGCGATCCATCCCTTCCTCGCCCATCATCTTGGTGTCTCCGCGCATCGGCGGCTTCTCGTGCAGCTTCGCACACTTCGATTGACCAGCAAAAAGCCGCCCGGGGACTTCTTTGCCTTCAAACTGCGACAAGAGTAAGCCGACTTGGGGTGACAATTCGATAGTTTTTTTGTCATTGTTGTCTGTTAGCATAAATCATCGATCTGAGGTCACTTATCGATATTTGCGTTTTAACTTCGAGGGGAATTGAAAAATGAAAGCAGGAAAACTGATGGCGGCGGTATTGGCCGCAGCGGGTCTAGCTGGGGTTGCCTATTCCAACGTAGTGGTCGCCGAACCAGATACAGCACGCCTCTATTCATATTACGCTGATCCGGAGATGAATGAGTTGGTGGGCGAGTCAGGCAATGGCTGTCATGCTGGATTCCACTGGGGAATCAAGACTCAATATTACACATACGAAACCTTCGACTGCAACCCAGGACACGAACCAGGCATGTAATAGCTACATCTGATCGGCCAACACTCAACCGTAAGGCCCGCCCCGGCGGGCTTTTTTGCACCAAGTGCGTGCGCAATTAGTACGATTTCCAGGTGTCACTCTTATACAATATCCGACTGTAATGGCATGTTCTTGGTGCAGCAAGAAGCCCAGCCTAGGAGTCAAGATAACTAACCAATAAAAAAGCCGCCCTCAGGCGGCTGGCATAGCTTCGAACTAGCTATACGGTTTTTGCCCTCTTCCTTCCTGGGAAAAAGAATATTTTGATGAGCACTACGAACGCCAGGATCGGACATACCAATGGGGCGAGTGACATGGTCGCCATATTGACCAAGAACGAAAAGGCCATAATCGCCGCAACGACACCGTAACTTCCAGCAGTCAGCCTTTTGCGGCGGACGATCAGTGCCAGTACGACCGGCACGGTGCCCGATGGCAGCCAAGGAGAATATCTCCCCCAAATTCGCAGGAACTCGGGTATCCCATCGTAAAGTGCTGTAAGGATTCCCATCAACACCAAGGCGGCGAAGATAGAGAAGTAAGTCCAAAAGATCCAGCTGCTGTCGACCGGGTCAGTACCCGGCACCCCCGTGAACCAAGCGCCCTCGTCGCGTGTAAATAACGCCGCATTTTGTCGCCTGATTTCTTCCTCCCGCTGCAGCCGGGCCTGAAGATCATCCATATCCGCTCCTTTAATCTTTGGAAATATTAACACCCCATTATAAATTTCCAAAAATCAACAAATCTATCCAATTCTCACGCATCGGCATATTGAGGCGCCCCAAATCGCCGGGCTCCAACTTCTCAATGTTGCAACGCGCATCGGCGTTGCCTCGCGCAGCTTCGCGCACTTCGACACCACATCAAGGACATCAATACGGATGAGATCGACTGGCGGCCGGCGGTGCTGCCGGATGAGCCGTGCGAACTACCCTTCTAATCGCAACGAAGCAATTTTTCAACAAATAGCAACGCTACACAATTATTTAATAGCACCGCTATTGCATCTATAAAATAGCTTTGCTATTATTACTCCATCGACGCACCAAATCCGATGGAGAACGAAATGTCCCAAGCCGAACTGAAAGCCCTTTCCGACGCAGCAGCCGCTGCTGGCGACGTTGTTCCTTCCTTCGACTTCAGCACCGCGGCCGCGCCGGCGACGCTGGGTTAATCCGTGAACGCCCCGATCTCCGCCGCCCTGCTTCAGCTGCGCGCCAACGTGCCGGCGGCGCGCGTGCAGCCGCTGATCCCACCCACGGCGCGCCTGCTGTGCCACGGCTACGAACACGACGGCCTGTGGGTTGACCTGTATGGCGCGTTGGATGCTGCGGGCTACGAAGTCGAACACGTCGGCGTCAGCAGCGCGCAAGACAGGATCGACATCGGCGTGACCTATGCCCGCGACGTGCTACGCGAAATGAGCGACTGGTGCGACCGCATGCTGCCGAGTGCGCACGCCATGGGCCTGGTATCGCAGCAGGAAGCGCGCGCCGAGCGCCGCATGTGGGAGCGCAGCTGCGGTTCCGAGCCACCTTGATCCGAATCCGGAGCGCGCTGCCCCGGAGTACAACGCAGCGATAGCCGTTGGCCAGGCGATAGAAATGCGCCCAGTGGGACCTGAAATGCCTCGACTTCGCCGCGCGGTCGGCCCATCCCGGGCAAGCGCGGCACCAACCAACGAAAGGAAGTATCACATGGCGGCATTCAAAAAAGGCGCGGCAGTGAAGGCACGCAGCGCGAAGAGCGGCAAGGTCACCGAAGGCAAGTTCGTCGCCGAGCATCCCGCAGCCAAGGGCGTGTTTCTGGAAGTCGACCACGGCGACGGCGTGACCAAGAAGTATCGCCCATCGCAGGTGACTGCGGCCTGATCGCCGGCGCGGCCAGCAGCACGGCCGCGCACCTGACCTGCGCCAGGCGCGCGCAGGAACCACATACCCAGCCCTTGCCCTCGTAAGCCTACCAACGGCTTGCGCGAAGGCGAAAGCGTAGGCCGAGACACGGCGAGGGACTCCAGGGGCTGGCTATGTGGTGAAAGTAGGGAAAACCGCTGGTGTGCCATCGAGCCAAAGCGCCGACGGCGCACCCCACCAGTACCGAAGACCACCACACGCAGCGACCGGCGTCACGCGGTCTCCAACAACGAAGCAAACACGGAGAACGTCATGAGCACCACCACCCACACCACCGCCGGTCGCCAATCGCGCCTCGCCGTGTTCGCCGCCCTCGCCTTCGCCTACCAGGACTCGGGCCTGACTGAATCGCTGATGAACGGCAGCCTGGATGCGCCAGAGGCAGCACCGGCCGGCAGCCACATCAGCCGCTACCCGATCCACGGCCGCGCGCGCAACAGCGTGGCGCCGCAGATGGCCGCGCGCGAATTCGGCCTGACCTACCTGATCACCGTGAAGGATGAGCGCGACCGCGGACGCACCTACACCGCTATCGGCGATGCTCGCGCGCTGGAAGCTGCAGCCTACGACGGCGGCGCGATGGGCGTGACGATCATGGTGCGCCAGTGAGTGCGAACGAGCGCGGCCTGCTGGCCCAGCTGTTCGGCGCAGAGCCTTCACAGGCGGAAGTCGCTTGCCGCCGAATCATGACGCTGTTCGCCGACAACTCCCGCATGAGTGATCACGAACTGCGCGTGTACGAGATCGCGATGGAAGGCCTTGGAATCCCGGCACCTCGGCGCCGCGAGCAGTTGCAAGCTGCGATCCAGTTGAAGCGCGACCGAATCATGGCGATGTATGCCGCCCGCCAGGAGGTTCGCCGTGAAGCTGCGTGACGCCCTGACCATCGCCTTGCTGGGCATGCTGATCGGCTCGGCCTACGCCTACATGCAGCACTCCGATGAAGAGTCCGCGCTGCGCGACCAGGCGGTTTTTTGCGGGAAAGCGGACAAATGACCGCCCTCGCCCACATCGCCGGCCAGGCGCTGTGCAACCTGCGCGCCGGCCACCGTCCAGCACACGCGCTGCGCCTGGCGCTGCTGAATAACGAAGTCAATAAATTGAACCGGAGAACAAAATGGGTCAAATGAACGACGTACTGGAAATGGAGCGGCAGGCGGCCGAACCGCGCGCCGTGGCGGTGCCGGCAACACAGCCTTTGGCCGTCGTGCCGACCACCCCATTTGAGCTGGTCGCCCACGCGGCTGCGCGCGGCGCCTCGATGGAAGAACTGCGCACTTTCATTGAACTGCAAGAGCGCCTGGAGGCGAATCAGGCCCGTAAGGCCTACGTCGCGGCCATGGCAGAGTTCAAGCGCAATCCACCGCAGATCGTGAAGGACAAGTTTGTCAGCTTCGATGGCCGCGATGGCAGCAACACGAGCTACATGCATGCAACTCTGGGCAGCGTGTGCGGCGCAATCGTCGAAGGACTGGGGAAGCAAGGCTTCTCGCACCGCTGGGACACCGAACAGCCGGCAAGCGGCATGGTATCGGTCACCTGCACGATCACGCATTCCATGGGGCACTCGGAAGTAACACGCATGCAGGCGCCGCCGGACGCCTCCGGCAAAAAAAATGCGATCCAACAGATCGCGTCGACCATCACTTACTTGCAGCGCTACACCCTGTTGGCAGCTTGCGGCCTCGCCACAAATGAGCAACTTGATGATGACGGTCGCGGCGGCGCGGCCCGCCAAGACGCCGGAGCGACCGAGCAACCCAGTGGTCGCGGCGCGGGCGCACAAAAGAACAGTCTTCCTGAGTACAGCGCAGAGCGCTTTGCCGCGAACTCCGCCGAGTGGAGGCGGATGGTTGAGGAAGGCAAGAAAACCCCGGCCGCCATGATCCGCTTTCTCAACACGAAGGCGACGCTGACCGAGGACCAGCAAAAAACCATCAACTCCTGGGCCAAATAAGTCCAGCCCGCGCACAACCATTACGAAGGAATCACGATGCAACGCGACCCAAACATTCACCGCGAAATCCACGAACTGGTGCAAGGCACCCCGGAGTGGGACGCCTACCGCGTCGAACACGACAACGCCAGCGACGCGCCGGCCATGATGTCGTGCTCGCCGTACAAGACGCGCTCTGATCTGATCCGCCAGTGCGCCAGCGGCATTTCGCCCGAAGTCGACGCGCGGACCCAGAAGCTGTTCGATGATGGCCACCGCTACGAGGCGCTTGCGCGCCCACTGGCCGAAAAGATCATCGGCATGGAGCTCTACCCGGTCATCGCGTCGCTGGGCCGGCTGTCGGCGTCCTTCGACGGGCTGACCATGTGCGAAACGGTTGTGTGGGAGCACAAATCCCTCAACAACGACATACGCGCCTGCGACAGCGCTGCCGGCCTGCCGCTGGTGTACCGAGTTCAGATGGAGCAGCAACTCCACATCGTCAGCGCCGAGCGCGCGCTGTTCTCGGCCACCCGCTGGGATGCCTATGACAACCTGGTTGAGGAGAAGCACTTCTGGTACGAGCCTGACCTGGTGCTGCGCCAGCAAATCATCGGCGGTTGGGAGCAGTTCCACGCGGACGTGGCGAGCTACACGCCGGCGGCATCGGAAGTGACGCACGTCGCCGCGCCGGCGATCACCCTGCCTGCTCTGGTCATCCAGACGCGCGGCGAGGTCACACAAAGCAACCTGCCGGCATTTAAGGCGGCCGCCGAGTTGTTCCTGGCCGGGATCAAGACGACACTGGAAACCGACGAGGACTTTATCGACGCCGACCAGGCCGTGAAGGACTGCGAAAAGGCCGAGCGCGACATCGAGCACGCCAAGACGGCCGCCACCGCGCAGATGGCCACCGTGGATGATGTGCTACGCGTCGCCGACCAGGTGAAAGAAATGATCCGCGCGCGCCGGTTGACGCTGTCCAAGCTGATCGACAACGAGAAGCTGAACCGCAAAGAAACGATCATCAACGAAGGCAAGCGCAACTTCGAGGCCCACGTCGCTCAACTCGAAACGGAGATCGCCCCGATTCGCCTGGCACACCAGGTGCCGGATTTCGCTGGCGCCGCGAAGGGCAAGCGCACCATCAAGGGCTTGCAGGATGCGGTAGACGCGGCGCTGGCCAGCGGCAAGGTCGCCACCAGCCAGACCGCGACCGAACTGCGCGCGAAACTTACCTGGTACAACGCCAATGTGGGCGAACATGCTGGCCTGTTCGCGGACCTGCAACAGCTCATTGGCAAGGCGCAGGAAGATTTCCAGCTGGTGGCGAACACCCGCATCGAGAAGAAAAAAGCCGAAGAGCTGGCCAAAGCCGAAGCGCTGCGCAAGCAGATCGAAGAGCAAGAGCGCGCGAAGGCCGAGACCGCCGCCGCTGAGAAGCTGGCCGCCGAGCGCAAAGCGGATGCCGACCGCCAAGCCACCGAACAGGCACGTGTCGCCGCCGAAACGAAACGCCAACTCGAAGCGCAGGCTGCGCATCTCGCCGCGCAGCGCCAAGCTGACGAGCAACGTACGCAGCAGGCCGCCCAGACCGAGCGTCCGACCACCGCCGCCGCTGCAATCGCCCAAGCCACCGCGCTCGCCGACCAGGCGCGCCTGACCGACTTGGCAGACGCGCAGGCTGCGGCAGCTGCGCCTGGCCCTGTTGGCGACCTGTTCAGCACGCCTGCCGCCGCGCCGGACGCGCCGCCAACGCTCAAGCTGGGCCAGATCAACGAGCGCATCGCGCCGATGGCCATCACCGTCGACGGCTTGCGCGCCCTGGGTTTCGAGCCGGCCGCTACCGACCGCGCATCCAAGCTGTACCACGATGCCGATTTCCCGCGCATGTGCGCAGCCATGATGCGCCACATCGGCGCGGCACAAGCCAAATTCGCAGCATAACCATCAACCACCAGGAGCACTAAATGCAACACATCCAAATAGCAGAGATTTCCGCGATTGTGGCCGGCAACCCAACGCTGGCGAACGTTAAACTGCGCGAGCGTTGGAATGGCTCCGATCCTGAAAAAGGCTCGGCAATCGTGCATGACTCCACTGGCGAATTGATCGCCTACGTGGGCGGCGATGAGGCGACACATGTCGCCGTATCCGAAATAGTGAATCACCACAACGCGTCAATCAGCAGCGAATCGTCCGGGCAGCGAACTGTGCACACCGCAAATTCCATACCGCTGATGAAAGTCGCTTCCAGCCAGATCGCCGCGATCGGCCACGACGCCGCCAGCCAGACCCTGGCCATCCAGTTCTTCCACAAGGGCGCTCCGGGCAACGTCTACCACTACGGCAACTTCACCGCCGAGGAATATACCGCTTTTGCTGGCGCGGAATCGATCGGCCGCCACTTCAAGCAGCACATCAAGCCGCACGCCGAGAAGCACCCGTACCAGAACATGGGCGTGCCGACGCCGGCGCCGGCCGCCGAGGCCGCAGCGGACCAGCCGCAGGAGCAAGCAGCGTGAACCGCCGCCCGCCATCGGCCGCCCAGCTGCAGGCGACCTGCGACAAGTTCAACGCCGCGCACCAAGTCGGCGCCGCCGTCACCGTGCGCCTTGACAGCGGCGAGACTCGCGAGACGATCACCACCAGCGAGGCGCAGGTGCTGAGCGGCCACAGCGCGGTGATCTGGCTCAAGGGCATCAGCGGCTGCTACCTGCTGGATCGCGTGAAGCCGGTGAAGGCGGAGACCGCATGAGCAACTCCAACGTCACGAAGGAAGGCATCGCCGTAAAGCCAGGTCAGGTCTGGAAGGATCTCGATAAGCGCACCAATGGCGGTAAACGCACTGTGACCGTCGATCGCGTAGTCGATGGCGGCGCCTTCGTCACCACCAACGGCGTGACGAAATCGAACGGCAAGCCGTATGCCTCACGCTTATCTATCCGCCGCATGCACAAAGGCGCAACCGGCTGGGCGCTGGTTTCGGATGTCGAATGATCGCCGTCGGCACTCTCGTTGAAGTCGGTCAGCTGGACGACGAAGGAACGCTCGGCGCTGCGGTGCAACGCCCGAACGGTGAGCTGATCACGATCAAGGGCCTGACGCTGGACGAGACGCGCGCGGTGGCGCCGCTGCTGTTTGGCAAGGTAGCGGTGTCGATCGCAGCGGGAGCACCGCCTTGACCCGCCAGAAATTCGAGCAGCGCAAATTGCTGCTGCGCGGCCAGGAGCAAGTCGACCGCGCCATCGCCCTGCTCCGCAATGTGCCGCTGGACGCCGAGCGGCCACTGGAACTGCTGGTGCGCGAAGAGGTCAAGGCACGGAAGCTGGACCAGAACGCGCGCATGTGGGCGGGGCCGCTGAAGGACATCGCCGAGCAGTGCTGGAGCGACGGGCGGCAGTACAGCGCCGAAATCTGGCACGAGTACTTCAAGCAGCAGTTCCTGCCGGACGAGTTCGACCCGGAGCTGTGCAAGGACGAGGCCTACCGCAAGTGGGACTACGACCCGCGCGGCCAGCCGGTGCTGGTGGGTAGTTCGACCGACCTCACGGTCAAGGGCTTTGCCCAGTACATGGAACAGATTCACGCGTTCGGCGGCCAGATGGGCGTCGAGTTTCACGAAGCGCCGCCGCGCGGCTTTTGATAGGACCAACGATGTTTAAGAACTTACAAATTTACCGCCTGCCGCGCAACTGGCAGATGACCGCCGAGGCGCTGGCCAGCGCGCTATCCTCGAACAAGTTCGCGCCGGCCAGCAGCAACGAACTGTTGCGCGAAGGCTGGGCGCCGCCGCGCGCCGCCGACCAACTGGTGCACGTCGTCAACGGCCAGTACCTGATCAAGCTGCAGAGCGAGAAGAAGCTGCTGCCGGCCACCGTAATCAACCAGGTGACGAAGGCGCGCGCCGCGGAAATGGAAGAAGCACAGGGCTTCGCCCCGGGCAAGAAGGCGATGAAGGAACTGAAGGAGCGCGTCGCCGACGAACTGCTGCCGCGCGCGTTCTCCATCGCCAGCACCACCCTCGCCTGGATCGATCCGAAAAACGGCTGGCTGGTGGTGGACGCGGCCAGCCCGAGCAAGGCGGACGACGTGATCAAGCTGCTGCTGAAGGCGGTCGACCGCATGCCGCTGGAAAGCCTGCGGGTGCGGCGCTCGCCGGTGGGCGTGATGACCGAATGGCTGCAAAGCGACGAGGCGCCGCCCGGCTTCACGGTCGACCAGGATGCTACCCTTCGCGCCACTGGCGAGAGCAAGGCGCAGGTCCAGTACAAACGCCACACACTGGGCGGCGCCGAGGTTGCGGAGCACATCAAGGCCGGCAAGCAGTGCACGCGCCTGGCCATGACCTGGGAAAGCAAGATCAGCTTCGTGCTGGACGAGAGCCTGGCCGTCAAATCGGTGAAGCTGCTGGACGTGCTGACGGAAGATTCGCGCGGCTCGATTCGCAACGACGACGAGCGCTTCGATGGCGACTTCATGCTGATGACCGGCGAACTCGCCAAGCTGATGGCCGACCTGGTTGAGGCGCTGGGCGGCGAGGCGACGATGGATGCGCCGGGCGAACAGAAGGCGGCATCGCGCACGGCCGCTACGGCACCAGCCAAAGGCGACGAGCCAGTGCGGGAGCAGCGCACGGTAAATGGTCGCGGTCTGGACGACCAGCCCGCCGCCGACGGCAGCGCCAGCGACCCGCTGTACGACCAGGCCGTCACCGTGGTGCGCACCAACCAGCGTGCTTCGATATCGCTGATCCAGCGCCACCTAAGAGTGGGTTACAACCGCGCGGCGCGGTTACTGGAAGCCATGGAGGGTACAGTCGTAGGGCCGTTGGAATCTAATGGGAATCGAACGCTAATCGCAGCGGCGACTTAATCCATGGCACTGTCATTCAAAATCGCGTGCGTCCAACGAGATTTCACGGTCAGCGCAAAGGCTAATCAGTCTTGCTTGCAAGCCGTAGAGGTTGGCTACGAAGTTAGTCGCGTCCAAAGCACGCTTCTCACAGCGCTGCAGAAGCATTTCCGACATTGCTCCCCCCGTATTCGCAGTGTCGCTGATTGTCTGCGTCATATACCGCGAAAGGTTCAACGCGGCGACAACGGCAATATGGTCAGTGCTGGCTGTGATCAGGCCGTCAATCAACTCCCGCAGTTGACCCAGACGCTCCCGATAGTCGCCTATCTCGTAAATAAGCGTCGGGTCACGCGCGACCTTCACCACGCTGTCGAGCGCATCAATCGCCTGGGTAGCCACCTGGACCATGTTTTTCGCCGCCAGAGTCCGGGCAAATATGTCTGCGTTCTCGCGATCTCGTGCGCTTTCAATGCGGCGACGTTCGTCAAGTATGCGCTCTTCGGCGTGCTGCCGCTGCGCGATTTGAAACGCACCAATGATGGCGGCGATAGCACCAACCGCTTGAACCCAGGCAGCCCAATCGGACGCTTTCATGTCAGACCAAGCTATCCAGTTATAGCCCGCCATCGTCACAGCTCCGGCAAAGATTATCGCGCAAAGCCGCGTGACCCACGGATCGAAAAATTCAATTATCGTTTTCATAAGGAAATTGTAGCATGAGCCTCCCCTACGAAAACTCCACCAGTGGCGCCGCCGCCCTGGAGGAAGTCGGCAAGATCCTGACGCGCTTCGGCTGCGCCCGGTTCGGCCACATGACCGACAACGAGAACGGCCATCTGCTGGTGCAGTTCACCCATCGCGGCGCCGACGTGTCGGTGAAGGCCAGCTATCGCGGCTACGCGGCGGCCTGGCTGAACGAGCACCCGCTCACGAACCGTATGAAGGCGACCAAGGCGCAGCACGACCAGAAAGCGCTGGAGCAGGCCAAGATCAGCGTCTGCTCGATCCTGCGCGACTGGGTGAAGTCGCAGATCACGATGATCGAAATCGGCGTGCTGAGTTTCGAGGGCGCGTTCCTTGGTCAGCTGATGCTCGCGAACGGGAAGTCTGTGCTTGAGCATGCAGCCGCAGTGGGCCTACTTCAAATTTGTGTCGAATCGGAGTGATAGTGAATATCCAAACTCTATTCCACGAACTGGTCAGCGAAGCCCTTCAACCGCGCGAGCGCCCGATCTTCCAGAAGAATTGCCTCGGCAGTGGAACTTTGCAGATTCTGGTGCCATTGCGTTGTAAACATTTTTACGCGCGAGTTCGCAATTGGGTTGACGTAGCCATTCAACTCAGCAACCGACTGCAGGACATTCATCAGATCGTTGTGATGGTCGATCAGAATTTGGGTCTGCTCGCTAGAAAGGTCACGGCGCAAGGCCATCTCGATCAGTTCTTTCGCGGCCGTGAGGAGCACCGGGTCGTATTGAAATGGAGTTCTAGCCGGAGCGTGCTTAAGCGCCACCAAGAAATGCTCAACTGCCGCAAGACTTCTTTGCGCAGCGGCTTTCCCGACGGTAGCCGCCCGTGCAGCAGCTTCAAGATCTCGCCGTTCCGCGTTTTTGGCCTGCTCACGGCTCTGACGGTTTGCGATCGTAAATGCGACGACTATAGCTACGACAGAACCGGCTGCTTGGAGCCATGCAGCCGCCTCCGCAGATTCGATCCCCTTCTTAGAGACCGCGAATACCAGGCCGAAGATCAGCAGCACCGCAGTTCCGATCAGCACAAGCAGTGCGGCCCATTGCTTACGACTTAATTTTTTCATGAGGAAATATTAGCATGAGCAAAGAGCACTCTCTTCTCTTCAGCGCGCCGATGATCCGCGCGCTGCTCGACGGCACCAAGTCGCAGACGCGGCGCATCGTGAAGCCGCAGCCTGTTATGTACGAACCGGGAATGGACGTCGGCCTCTCTGATTACACTGCCGATATGCTTGTGTGCCCGTACGGTCGACCAGGTCACCGCATCTGGGTACGCGAGACCTTCTACGCCTATGGCTGCTGGGAGACGCGCTTCAGCGCGAAGAAGAAGCGCGAGGATTGGCACTTCGTTGATATGACCCTGGCGTGCGACCGCCGCTACCAGTATGCGGCCGACAATCCAGACGTGCCGCTGGCAAAGGGGCGCGGCGCCCTCCCTGGCTGGTACAAGCGCCCCGCCATCTTCATGCCGCGCGCGGCGTGCCGGATCCTGCTGAACATCATCGGCGTTCGCGTGGAGCGGCTGAACGACTGCAGTGAGGCAGATGCACTTGCCGAAGGCATCAGCACCGTACGTACTCACGAATGGGATGCCGAGCATTTCCCGGAATGGCGCCGTCAATTTGACGAAGCTTGCACGCGAGGCGAGAAGCCGCCCGTTGGCCCGATGCCGAGCGAGACATACGCGGCACTGTGGGAATCGATCAATGGCGCCGGTAGCTGGGGCGCGAATCCGTGGGTATGGGTTATTGCCTTCGCCCGGACGGCGCCATGACCTGCCGGATCTTAATCGTTGGCGATGATGCCAAGGCGCCGGGCGCTGTGATCGCGGGATTGGGCTTGACGTCAATCAGCACGATGCAGTCCTTTCGCGACCTGGCGAGCTGGATGCCGCCTACGATTAAATTCGCGACATCGTTGCCAGCTGCGGCTTCGGCACCAAAGTTCGGCAGCGACCGCCCATATCTGAAAAAGAAGAAAGGAAGATCGTGATGGAAGACCTGCAAGCCCCGATCCCCAGCGAACCGCACTGCCGGCGGCGCGCGTTCCAGGTGATCGCCCTGATCTACTTGGCGGCCGGCTTGGCGAACATCTGGTGGTTGGTGTCATGAGCGCGCGCGACCAGCAGCAGCCCACGGCGCGCGATCTGGCCGAGCAGCATGACATGCGCATCCACCGCGCAAAGCAGCGCTGCCGCCCGGTCCTGCACCAGGGCATCAAGCAGTTCATCGCCGGCTTCTGCTGGCACAAGAGCGACGACGAGATGGTCGTCTACCTGGAGGGCATCACCGGACCAGTGCGGCCGTGTGACATAACGATTATTGAGGAAGCAACGTGAACGAGAAAACTGAAACAGCGCCGATGCACGACAACTTGCGCGACCTGATCGGCCAGGCCATCAGCGACGAGATCGCTGCCGGCGCGGAGCAACCAGACTGGTGCGATAGTCGCGAAATCGACCGGCTGGCCGGCGCGGTGATTGCGGTGCTGCCGGCCGCCAAAGCATCACCGCCAGTATCGGTAAAGCCGAAGGACACACCCGAGTCGATGGCTGAGAGCAATGCGCGCTACGCAATCGACGGAGCAATCCAGTTCGGTCGCGAAGACCGTAACAAGCCGCCAAGCGAAGAGCACCGGCTGATGGAGTACTGGCTGATCGGCCAGCAGTTGCGTGAACTCGGCAAAACTGGCTGGGACAATCGCACACCGCTCGATCCGACCGAGAAATCCGCTCTCGCCGCAGCACAGCAGCATGCGCAAGCGGCGCTGAGCGACGAGCAAATCGTCTTGCTTGCGAAACAGAACCTGTATTTTGAGCAGCGCGGCGGCGATTGCTACTCAATGAACAGCCCGCACTACTATGAGCAGGAGGCCGGTATTATTCTATTCACCCGCGCCATCCTCGCCACCCGCCAGCCCGCACCAGTAGCCAGCACGCCAGCAGATGCAGCGCCAGCCTGGGACGCCGACGCCACCAAGCGCTTGCGCAGCATCGTTGACCTGCTGGGCTTTGTGCGCATGGAGATCGAGCGCTTGAAAGCCGATCGGTCATCCACAGCGCAGGGTGATGTGCTGAGCAAGCCAATGTATTTCGGCCTCGGCGATCAACAGGCCGCGATCAAGGCAGCGCAAACCCTGGGAATTATCGGCGCTCCGCTAAACGAATCCGGGGCTATCGATTTGGCTCACGGCTTCATGAAGTTGCGCCTGCTGGACAGCGAGCGCGATGCGGCGCGGCTGGATTTGCTGGAACAAATGGCAAACGAGCCAGAAGGAATTCTTCTGCATGATGGCGGAGATTTTACCGGCCGCCGTGGGCTTGGTTTGCGTCGCATTGGACGAACATTGCGCCAGGCCGTAGACGCCATGGCAGCGCAGCAGGGCGAGAAAGGCGGGTCTGCGTGAGCCTCCATGAGATGCTGACGGCCTGGCCGCGCGAGCGCCTGGTCAAGGAATTGAAGCGCGAAGCCGAGGCGAACGCCGCGCTGCGCCGCCGCGTGCTGCAGCTGGAGGAGGAAGTCTTCTGGCTGAAGGTGCCGGCCGCCCAGGCGCAGGCCTGGCGCACGCCGGCGCGCGAACGCGAGGTGTTCGAGTCGGCTGCACGCGACATCGGCTGGCCAGACCGCGCCTTCGCGCTCGATGGCGCAGGCAATTACCTCACCCGATACACCGACTACAGCTGGCAGCTTTGGCAGAAATGCGCGGCGCTGGCACAGGAGAATCCGCCATGATGTACAGCAACGAAGAACGCCGCCGGATTGCCGAGTTGATGCTGGAGTTGGAGCGTCAGCCGACGCAGCAGCGACAGGCATCACCGGCGCTGGCGCGATTCATCACCCTGCAGGAATGGGCCGCACTCAATTTCTCCAAGGTTCCACATAACAACACTCTACTGCGCTGGGCCAATGAAGGCCGCATTCAACCGCAGCCGGAAAAAATAGGACGCATCTGGCGCGTAAAGCGTGATGCTAAGTACAGGTCAGACTAATGGGACGAAAAAGATCAGCGAAACACAGGGGGTTTCCACCCAACCTTTATCTCAATGCAGCAGGATATTTTTACTTTGTCCGGCCCGGCGACAAGAAGGTAAAAGGTCTTGGACGCGACAAAGCCAACGCATTCACCCAGGCCCGTGCCGCGAACGCTGCACTAGCAGTGAACGTTAAGGATAGCCTCGCGGATTGGGTGCTCGGTAAGGCAGAGTACACTCTTGCCGAGTGGCTGCCGGTCTACATGCGGCTGTGGATCGAGCAGTCGCCGAAGGAACCGGCTGCAAACACGCTGCGCAACTGCACGGCATACCTGAAAAAGGCGACGGAATCCGACTATGCATGGCGCCGGCTATCCGAGATCGAGACGGCGCATATCGCCCCGCACATTGCCGCCATCGCGCGGGACAGCGGCGCCGCAGCGGCAGTCGCTTATCGTGTGCGCCTGCGCGACGCCTTCAGGATGGCGGAGACTCAAGGTCTGATCGGCGTTGGCAGAAACCCGGTCAGCGCCACCTACACCCCGGATCGGACAGTGAAGCGCGAGCGCCTCAGCATCGAAGACTTTATCCGTATCCGCGAAGCGGCGCCGACCTTCCTGCGCAATGCGATGAATCTGGCAATCGTATCTGGGCAGCGCCGAGAGGATCTGTCGAATTTGCTGTTTCAGGATTACCGGGACGGCCACCTTCACGTGACTCAAGGCAAGAGCCAAGGTAAGACGCGGCTGCGCCTCGACGGCCGTATCCGGCTGCAGGCCGTCGGCCTTACGCTCGCAGAGGCGATCCAGAACTGCCGCGACGCGGTGGTGAGTCGATATTTGATTCACCACACCGAACATCTGGGAAGTGCCAAGCCTGGAGACAAGATATCGATCGGGGGCCTGACAAACGTCTTCGCACGCGTCCGCGACCAGGTCGGCATCGTGGCGACGCCTGGGCGGACGCCGCCCAGCTTCCACGAAATCCGTAGCTTGGCCGAGCGACTATATCGTGAACAATATGGCGCAGACTTCGCGCAATCGATCCTGGGGCACAAACACGCGAGCACGACGGCAATCTACGACGACATGCGCGGACAAGGCTGGGAGGTTGTCACAGCAGGGAATTTATAAAAATATTAAACGAATTTTATAAATAAAATCACAAACTCGCATGTAGACAGGGTTTGCGGCCAATCCAATTGTTTGCGGTACTGAGCATTTGGAGTTGGACTTTGCAGAATAGATAGAGCGAAAGGAGAAATTATACAGCAAGCAGGCCAGATCGCGTGTAAGCCCATATAAAACAAGCACTTACACTAGCTTGATACACCTCAAGTCACTGCCGGACGCGGATTGACAGTGTACTGGGCCGGGAGCAGGATGTGGCGATGGATACACCCTCCGTCAAAGACTACGTCGACGCCAAGGTCAACACGATCGCTGCCCAGTCGCGCGAATACTACGCCATGACCGAAGCCCGGCTGGCGGAAATGGACGCGCGCGTGGTCAACCGCCTCGCTGAAATGGAAACTCGGCTTTTGCGCGGCCAAGCCGAGGTACTCAAATGGTGCATCGGCATCATGCTCACCGGCCTGGCGATCATCATGACCGTCACCACCTCGATATCCGTCTATCTTTACACTTCCACCCAGGGCCAGATTCAGTCCCTCGCCCAGAATGTCGATGCATTGGGGCGCGAAGTACGCGCCTTGCGGCCGGCCATCAACCCAACGTCGGATAATCACTGATCTTCAAGTCGAATGCGCGTTCGGTGGAAACCAGGTGCGCGGCGCCGCCGTATGGCAACGTGGCGCGTTCCTTGATGTGGCCGAACGGCAGACCGGTCAGCACCGGGATCGGCAGGCGCTCGCGCAGGTAGGCCAGCATGGCGTCGAAGTCGTAACCGTTGTCCAGCGGCGCCAGCTTATAGCCGGAGAAATCGCCCAGCACCAGCGCCCGCTGGCCGTCCAGCGCGCCGGCATAGAACAGCTGCAGCACCATGCGCTCGACGCGGTACGGATGCTCGCTGATGTCCTCGATGAAGCAAATCCCCCCCTCCAGCGCCTGGAAATACGGCGTGCCGAGCAGGCTGACCATCATCGCCAGATTCCCGCCCCACAGCTTGCCGCTGACATCAACCACCGGATTATCCGCCACGCCCTCGGCAACCACGCCGCGCACCGCATGTACCGGTCCGCGCAGGCAATCCCAGAATTGGTTCAGCGTGTAGGCCACCGGCTCGTCGCGGATAAAGTCGTCGCAGATCATCGGCCCGCCAAAGCTGATGCGGCCGGTCTGCTTCAACAGCGGCATCTGGAACGCCGTGAAATCGCTGTAGCCGACAAACAGCTTGCCGCTGTCCGCCATCTTGTGAAAATCGATCATCGGCAGCAGGCGCGACATGCCGTAGGAGCCGCGCAGCGCGATCACCACCTGCACCTGCGGGTCGGCCGCCGCCGCATTCAGCTGCGCCAGCCGCCATTCGTCGGTGCCGCCGAAGCGCTGGAAGCGCTTGTCGTCATCGTAGTAGTTATGGACCAGGAAGCCTTGCTGCTCAAGGCGCCGCACGCCGCGCTGGAGGGCGTCGTTATCCGGCGCGCGGCCGCTGGGTGCGGCAATCGCGATGCCGATTTGTGGAGTGCTCAA